GCGACCTTTTCACGACTTCGCTGTACCGGACCACTGCGGAAAAATGTAGGTCATCGCGGTCTACGCGGCGTGTAGAACTCTTGTTCTTTTTCACCCTAGCGGTTTTCGGTGCCGGGTTTTTGGGTTGCACAGGTCGCATGGTCTGATTCTCAACCATCGTTTTCACGTTGGCTTGAATCCCCGTCATGTTCCAACTATAGGCCGTGGTCTCGTCTGGGCGTGTTTCATCTTTGCCCGCCCAATTGTCCTTGTTGACACAATCCGCCTCGGTCCGTTCCCGCATAGCGATCACGGTATTCAGCGGTGTTAGCGGGGTGTTGATACCCGTACCCCGTTTAGCGGTGGCGCGTACCCGTTTGGTCACGGTGACCGTACGTGGTGCAGACGCCATAGGCAGCGGTCTACCCATGATGAACCCTTTCGTTGTGTGGTTCTAGTCCGTTGTGCAGCGATGAAACTGCACGCATGTATTGATCTAGCGTGTCACTATTGCCATGCGTCAACCCTACGGTTGCCAGCGGTCGACCCGTCCGTTTCATTCGGTGACCATCGCGCGGTCGTTCCTACACAACTCATGGAGACCCTAGACGTCCATGCCGTTGTGCGTGTGGGCCGGTATAGCGGTCGCCCGCTAGAACCCTAGTCCGTTAGCGGTCTAGTGCCCGTATCACCCGCGCGAAGCGGATCTAGATTCAATTTGTATCGCGGTGGTTAGCGATGAACCCTAGACAAAGTCTGCCCTTCCACAGTTCGCGCGTCCGCTGAGCCGGTCTTATGTACGTGCATGAACCCGCTGGTTGCGGGGGCCGTAGCTATTACACATGCACTGCCGTGCGGTGCCTCACGTTCTAGTGATCCCGTACCGGCTAGAACCCTAGCCGTCATCCGCTTTAGGGTGCGTTCGACCCGCTACCGTGTTTCCACGGCCTATCCGCTTTTTCGCAGCGTTCATCGCGGCGCGTGTGCCCGTAGGTCCCGCGCGTACCGACCGCCATCCCGCCCGCGCCGCGCGCGGGACCGGGGCCGGGGGGCGATTGCCCCCCCCGATTCGGTAGGTCTACCGTACCACGGCGCGTGGCACCACGGCAACCCCCCCGGGGCCGCTGCGTGTGTGACGTGCGTCACATTTGGGAGCGGGTTTTGTACCAGGGGTTGTACCAGGCGCGTTATACAGCACGATTGTTAGGTCGGCTGAATTTTGACGAGTCCGTGGTACCACAGGTATAGCTGTGTTTATTCTGAGGAAATAGAGGGGTAATGCCTGATACGCAGCCAGGGGATGACGGATCTGTGGATTAATACTTTCGTAATCCGTGTGTAATTCCAAATGGCAAAGTTGTGTAGTGGCGTAGCTACGAGTTTTTATAGAAACATTACCTACCCGGTTTATACAAAAAACACCCATCTACCTGGGGTTATTCAAACTATATAACTATAAACTATATATAATTATAAGAAGAGAAGAAGACTGATGGCTAAGACCTAGCCTCTGACCGGTGGCACCAACCCCAACCGCTCCTCCTGGTCGGTCACACAGTCAAGTGAACTCTTGTACCCTTAATTGCTTACTTTCTAATTGGGGGGGTTTTTAGTTTATAGTTCTATAGTTTCGACATAACCGCACGTCAAACGTGCTTTTTGCCGGTTATAGAGGCCGGTTATCGTTTTATCGTATCGGCATCGCTTGGCCGGTACAGGCTACTATAACTAGAGTTTTATAGTTTCTTTGTATCAAAGTAATTATAAACCGATTGTTTATAGTTTCTTTGCATCCCAGCGGCTATCCCACACCGAGAGCAAAAAAAGAAACTATAACCGACGTGGTTATAGTTTCTTTTAGTGCAGCGTTGGCCCAGCTAGATCGGGTAGTGATACCCCAACTTCTGCTCAGCCTCGAATGCAGTCATCGTGGAATTGAGCCTCTCGTTGCGAAAGAAGTTCAGGATGCGGGACTTATTATCCTTGGCCTCCTTGACGGGGACCTCTTCGACTGGATCGGGCTCAAGCATACCCTTAACCTCCTTGCCGACGAACATCTTGGTCTCTCCCGGACCGTCGATAAGCTGAGCTTCGACTTGCTCCCGCACCTGCTCCTGGACGGACTTCAAGATCTCTTGGCCAGTCACGGTCCCCGACTCGACGAGTCTCTTGTACGCTTCGCTGAGGCTTTCGATCTCGTCGCTCTTATCTTCTTTGCCGGGCGGGGTGGACGACCAGGTGGTGCCGAGCTGCTGGTACACGCCCTGCGACGGTGAGATGGGCGAGGTAGCCATCGTGACCCCGTGGTGGCGCATCTGTGCAGTCAGGGTTGGTCGAGTCACATTCGGAGTGGTCGGCGCCCAGTGGACGTGCTCGTGGTCCTCGGGAGGCTCAGGATTGTAGGGGTCGTCAGCTTCGTCGTCATACACCACCGTGGTAGTCGAGTCGATGTGTACAGCTTCGATAGTCTCGATCTCTAAGTCGTCGGTGGTGATGGTGTTCTTGCCAAGCCTTGAGTCTTCGATCGACTTGGTGATCAACTCAAAGAACTTATCTTCGACCTCATCGGGGTCGGAGCACATCACCTCTTTCTTGAGGGTTGGTTGCATGCTGCCATGCACACTCGGCCAGATGTAGTACACCCGGAAGTAGGCGATGGGTGCACCCGAGGGTTCGGTGGCCTTGGTGACGGGGTCTGGTTCAAACTTGAACGGCTGCAACTGTGTGGGCTGACCGACCGGCAAGATGATCGGATTGCCAGAGCGCGCACCGGTGATCACTGCGTCGAGCTTCTCGCCGCCGTCCAGCCAAGATGCACCCAACCTGAAGTCGTCATCATCGTCGTCAAGGCTAGGGATTGCGAGCGATTGGCCCGGAGGCATCCTACTATCGGACCTTACGGTCTTGCCGCCCAGTATGAAGTCATCATCGTCATCGCTCATTACGCACCCCGTTTCTCTGAATCAGTTGGTCGAACAACTTGCAGTGCCTTGATCACCACGGACTCGCCGGCCTGCACGCGAGTCCACTCGTACTCCATCCAGTGCTCCATGGTTCGCGACTCCAGGTACGGGTCCATCGCCCTGGCCGAGTCCGAGCCCCTGCCCTTGTGCACGCGCTCCCGGTTAGCCTTGCGGCACAACGGACCCCGGCAGCCCTTGTGGTAAGTACCTGGTGAGCCGTGGCGAAGTGTGCAGAACCTCTCGTCAGCTAGCTCGTCGTTGACTTCTTTGACTATTGGCAGTTCATTGAAGTCCATTCTATTTCCCCCCTGTATATCCAGGTTGTGCCTCGTCAGGCACTATTGCATAGCGCTTGGTCTGCGGGCCGCGCGAGCCCTTCGGCGGATCGGCCTCCACCACAACGCCAGCTTCAACGATGGCCTTGAGTGCATTGTTGATCTCGTGTGCGGTGTACTTCTGTGGAGCCTTCTTAACCAGGTTCTCGATCTGACTGCGGCTGGCGTACCCCTTACCCGGCTTGGTGGGGTCATGCTTGCCTGCGCCAGATCGAGCACTCCAATACTCGATAGCCTTCATGATGCGCTCATCGAGGTCTGTGTACTTGGTGGTGTTGACCTTCTTGGCGAGCAACGCGGTGGAGCGTTCCAAGAAGTTCATGACCCATTCAGCGCGAGCCACGTCCTCTGGCATGATCTCGTCGTGCAGGCTGTTCATGGCGAACAGCAAGCAATACCGCAAGGCCTTGAGGGAGAAGCGAGAGTGTGCGTCGTCCTCTGGTGTGCGGTACTTGTTGAACAGCTTGTTGTATCCTGTGGCCGCAGAAGCATGCACCCCTATTAGAAGCGCCTCACCAGGCTCGAGTCCTTCGTCGGCACGCATCTTCTGCGAGTATTTGTCGACTACTTCGCGGAACTTCTCGCGCACCCTGTTTGCCGAGGGCTCGTCCACGAACTCGACTGATGTGATGTCAAGGTCTTCCTCTCTGTGGTTAGCCGAGATGACATCAAAGCGCGAGACGAGTCCGTTGTCCCTGCCTTCTTCACCGATGACCTTTTGGATTCGGTTCGGAGGAATGTTAGCCGAGACAAACAACAGCGGGTTGTGGGCATACGAAGATCCGCGACCCATAGCCTCTCCGTTGTCGATCACATCGTCCTCGGTGCGACCGACTGCGTCGAAGTCCATGAGCTTGCTCATGAGCGAGGATCCTCTGATCTGAGACTTGGCAGATAGCGATGCATACTCGTCGAGTGCCCACCACCCGGTCACATCTCGTACGTCGTAGCGGGACTCTCCCTCGCCAGCCTTGGCGAACGAATCTACCAGAGCTTCACCAGATACCGGGTTGATCGGACGTACGCCTCGATTGATGCCGTAGTCACCCTGCACGGCGGGCTTGATTGACACCCAAGACAACTCCGCGAGTTTGAGTATCGAGTTCACTGAGTGCTTAGCCTGCGACTTGCCGGACCCAGGGGGCGCGACTCGTAGCTGCCAGAACGAAGCATTGAAGGGGCCGCGGTGGCCGACCCCTCGAAGGAAAGGTCCGCCGCACATCCCCACCAACATGAGGCCATTGAACAGATCGAACTCGTGCGGTGCGCCGTTGACCGCGTAGGTCTTGACGTAGTCGTGAACAGGTGTGCCTGTGGGTAGGTGTTCGAGGATCTCATCAAGGCTGCCCAGGTCAGGCAGTCCGTCGGTGTCGGGGCCCTGTAGTTCAGCCCTCCTGTCCGCCAGTGAGACGACGTTGTCAGTCCCAGTGGATGATGAGTCCTCTTCTGCTTTTGGGGCCGCGGCCCGGTTAATCCGAACAACCTCCTCGAACTCCGCAGCCTCGGCCTTCGCCTGGGTGGGGCTCTTGGCTCGACCGTCGGCAGTTCGCTCCCAGCCACACAGCTCGACTAGGTATTCGGTCTTCGCTTTGGCATACTCTGTACCCTTGAGGGACTTGCCAAAGTTCATGCCACGTGCTGCGGCGAACATGTCCAACCGCCCGCCGCCGTCCGAGCATTGACCCATGCAGACCCATGTGCCTTTGACAGGGTCAAGCCAAGATGCTTCAGACTCGGTGTTGTCGTGTCCGGCAGTCGGACAGAACTGCAGGTAGTTGTTGGTGCCTCCGTTCATCTTGCGATTGGCGCGCTTGCCTGTCACATGCTCATACAAGGTGAACATGTCGATGGACTTGATCGCGTCATCTTCTTCGGCGCGTATGTCAACCGAGGTGCCGAGTTCGGGGATTGCATCTTCGAAGTCTTTGTTGGGCTGCGGGAGCGATGGGGCTGCGCTCTCCGATTGGGCTGACTTCTTTCGCTGGTCTACAGCCCACTTGGCTCGGGCCAGAGTCCACTTGCGCTTGTCCACGTCGGCGAATGATCGAGGGGGGATCTTGTTCGCCGCGAAGTACTCTTCCGAGTAGTAGTCAATCTCAGTCAACGTACTCCACCTTCAGAAGTTTCAGCTGCGAACGCGGAATGTCCGTGAACGCAGCGGCGGTGTCTAGTGCAGTCTTGCCGACGTTCTGTCGTGCTCGACAGACTCCGCGGTACAGCTCGTCTGATCCAGTGACAGTCACATCGACCGTCCAGCCCTTCCCCATCGGAGCGGGGCGGGCTTTGGCTTGGACCTGCAACTTTGGTTTACCCATTCTCTGTAAAGTTCTCAGCCTGCGTGATGACGCGGACGGCGGCCTCTGCCTGTTCGCGAGTCATGCCGGTGTCGTACTTGGCCTTGACTGCTTCGATCTCCTCGGGTCGCAGCGGCCTGGGGTGATCGGGGTCGAAGTCAGGAATCTCGCTTGTTGACATATCCACACCTTTCGCATTCGTGCTTGTCAAGATTGGTGTCGTCTGTGTGCATCACAACGACTTGGTATCCATCAAAGTTGAGTCCCACCGCGAAGGCGTTCATGCGCTCGGCAACGTTGGTCACATCAGCGACGTCCGTGCTCTGGAACGCCATGATGACTGAGCGCTTGATGTCTTGCTCGAACTCGACTTCGTGTTCGTTACTCTCCACCGTGCTCCTCCTCGTAGATCGCCATGCGCAGGTAGACCAGGTCATCGGCCTTCTCGTCGAGCGAATCCTCGAGTTGGTCGCGGCCATTGAACGGCTGCAGGGGTGTGCCGTACTTCTCCATCCCGAACGACTTGCGGGCGGCGATCACCTCGCGTGGATTGCGACCCAGTCGTTTGCACAGTCGAGCGAATGCGACCATCGACTCCATGTAGATCAGCTGGAGTTCGACCGACACTTCCTTCTGGAGTCCATCGGCAAGCAGCTGATTGCGCAGGTCGTAGGTGACCAGGTCGTGCGCGCTGGGCAGGTCGTTGGGCTCAGGCAAGGGCTGCACCACCAGACCTGCGCGTGCGCGCATCATCTCGTCGTCGGTGATTCGTTCGCTCATAGGTAGGGCCGTCCTGTCTGAAGAAGTTGAACCGGATCGGGATGCGGAACCAGATCTCTTATGGAAGCCTTCTGATTCAGAAAGAAGGCAGGCTCGTGCTTGACCTCCCCCTTCACCTTGTAAGTCGGCCCCTTGTGGTTGACCCCACCGGGGAGTCGCACCAGGTTGCCAAAGTCCTTGCCCTCCATCGTGTCCTGCTTGGGGTAGATCTCGATGGACAGGTTCTTGAAGCCGGTGTACGGATCGGGGTCGTTGTACTGAAAGAAGTTCTTCCCCTTCGTGGCCTCGAACTCGTACTGTGACGAGGTGCCCGCACCGGCCATCTCAAGGACGCCGAGTGCGATCTCGCGCGCCATGCCGATGTCGGTGGGCTCGTCAAAGAAGGCGTACACGTGGCAACCCTTGTTGCCCGAGTACGCCGCAGCCGAGCGCATGCCGTACGTGTTCACGATCGGAGACGTGAGGATCTCGACCATGGTGCGCAGCTGTTGCTTGTACCACTTCCTGGCCGGGTGCCGACGGTCGCGCCACTCTTCGCGGGGGTGGGCGTCTTCGTGAATCTTGATCGCGTCGAAGAAGTCTTTGTCACTGAAGACGTTCTCGCCGATCCATTCGTCGGATGGCAGCTCGACCCAGGTGCCGTTCTTCTCCAGGTCGATGTCAAACACGACCAGCTTGGTCATGCCGTCGGAGTCGTTGGTGTAGTGGCCGAAGGTTTCGACTCCGTCGATGTGTGCCTTGAGGTCACCCATCTTCCACTTCTCTCGCACCGGACGGTAACCTCCGTCAGAGACCTGCTTGGCCTTGACGTCCTTGCGTTGGATGAAATGTTTGGCTAGCTCGATTGCCAGTTCGCCAGTGTCAGCCACGGACCACCCCTTTCAATTCTGTTTTGCACAATCGTGTCGCGTCGGAGCGCGCGATAGAATATGAACATACACCATTGCCATGGGTTTGTCAATACTAACACTCGTGATTCAAAAGGCCATCCGCGCGCGCGCGTAGGACGTAATGCTGGCGCTTAGTCTAGGGTGCTGGTACTATGCTGTCGTATGCCAAAGATGCATCAGGGTCGTCGATTCGATTTGTACTTCGAAGACCCAATCACTTACTACCGGCAGATGATCGAGGCCGGCGAGAGCAATGTGCTGTTTGATTTCGGCACCATTCGCAAGAAGAAGATCAACCCCTGGATTTGGATGAAGCGTCACTTCCACGGCATGCCGTGGAAGTGCTACATCTCGGGGAACTGGTGCACGATCCAGATCGACTATACGTGCGAGATCAACGAGGTGCTCGGCGTCTACCCGAGCTGGGACTACGAGAAGTTCAATACCAAGGAGCTGCGCGACTACGTCGAGCGCCCGTGGTCTCAGTACGTCATCGACGGGCAGGGCGACTACGCTTCGAAGCCGAATCCCAATCAACCTCATCGCATCTTTGTCCGTGGTATCTCGGCGGGCCGAAGTCATCAAGAAATTGCGAAGCGCAAGAAGATGACAGAGATTCAGAAAGCCTGCCCCGAGGTGGAGTTCTTTATCATACCTCGTGCGTACATGTTCGGACTTATGTTCGGCGCCGGGTTCAGTGCGTGTTCGTTCTCGCCGGCCTTCTATTCAACACAGAACGCGGGCCGGGTGATCTTGCCCAACGGCTACCCGGTGAAGTGGGACGAGATACCTGACTTTCAAAACGCCTTTGATCACCTCGGCTACGATGCTGAGTGGATTCAAGATGATCGACAGAACGCGATCCTGTTCATGATCGAGTCTGCCCGGTACGCCGCGCACCACTGGGATGATCCGACCGGACCCTTCCACAAAGGTCCACGCATTGCGGCAGACTACAGCAACCCTGACATGTATGCCGAGGTGCCGTCGTACCAGAACCAGAAGCACTTCACCGCCGAGGCTAACTCGGAGACCGACAAGATTCTATGCAACGCTTGCTCACTGTGGCGCAAGTGTCCTTCGTACCGTGATGGAGAGGTGTGCAACGTGACAAGCTCTGACACCAGCAAGCTGGTCAAGCTTGCCCAGTCTCGCAACGCAGACGACGTGGTCAACATGCTCTCGTCGGTTCTGGGTATGCAGGCCGGGCGACTGGAGAAGCGTATCGAGAACGAGGAGCAAGACGAGGACGGCAAGCTCGATCCCCAGGTTGACAAGCTGGCGAACTCAGTGTTCAAGAACGGCACCACGCTTGCCAAGCTCCTCAACCCCGCGCTCGCCCGGCCACTGGTTCAGGTCAACGTCGGGGACAGCAACAAGGCCGTGACCGCTGTGGCACAAAGCGATCCCCGCGTCATGGCTGCGTACGTGATGAAGGAGATCGAGAAGGACGGCGTGGCGCGCGAGGACATCACCAAGGAGATGTTCCAAGAGAAGATGGAGCAGCTCGTCGCCGCGCAGCCACAGCCCTCGGTGATCGAAGGGGAGATCGAGCAGTGAACAATGGCGCCTTTGAGGAGATGGAGTGGCTCTCCGAGAACCCCGCGTTCTGGATGCGCCCTGCGAATATCCGGGAGTTCGTCGGTCCCGGATACCTCAATGAGCGCAATGTCCGACCCGGCATCATGCAGGCACTCGTCGAGACGTTCGGCGAGAAGGTCAATCCGTACTCGCTGAGTCCCAAGCGCAAGGCGGTGATCACCGGCGCGATCGGCATCGGCAAGTCTACCTACGCCGCCATTGCGCTGTGTTACATGGTGCACTGGGTTAAGTGCTTGAAGAATCCCAAGGAGTTCTACAACCTCTCAGAGGATTCCATCATCGGATTCATGATGATGAGTACCACCGAGAAGCTCGCACGTGAAGTCATCTTCCAAAAGGTCAAGCGACGTATCGAGAAGTCGCAGTGGTTCAAGGACCACACCGAGATCGAGAACCAGAAGCTCGAACGGCAGATGCGATTCGTCGGAGACATCTGGATCGTGCCCGGTTCCTCGGAGGAGACAAGCTTCGAAGGTTACGACATTCTCGGCGGGATCGTAGACGAGGGTGACTCGCACAAGGTGACCGAGCGCAAGAACTACGCGATGGCCGGGTATACCACGATCGAGTCTCGTATCAAGTCTCGATTCACTGACTTCAAAGCCAAGAACCACCGCGGCCTGATCATCTGTATCGGACAGTCCAAGTCCAAGTCCGGGTTCATGATGACCAAGTACCGGGAGTTCGAGAAGGACCCCGATGGCGTGGCACTGCGTCTTTCGCTGTGGGAATCCTACGGCTGGTACAACTACACCAAAGATCCCAACGACGTTGACCGTGGGATCGAAACGGCAGAGCGCGACAGCTTCTACTACGACATGCGCAAGCGGCTGCTCCTGGAAAAGGAGACCGCACTGCTGGTCATGAACAACAACCTCATCGAGGTGCCCAACACTTACCGTAGCGACTTCGAGGCCGACCCCGTGAAGGCCCTCCGCGACCTGGGCGGAATCCCGCCCGAGATAGAAGATCCGTTCATCTCCCAGGTGGACAAGATCTTGAAGGCACAGGAGAAGTGGCATGAGCGAGTCGGCGTACAAGAATCCCCCGCAGGTCACGGCAATAGTCTTGATAAGATTGAGTTGCCTGATTGGTTTCGGCCTATTGGCATTTCTTCTGATTTTCGCCGTGTCATTCATATTGACACAGCGTATTCTCCTGATGGTGACGCCCTTGGCTTTGCGATGGGCCACGTCCCGGAGAAGATCTTCCAACATGAAGAAGAGCGACCCGTCGTAGTCTACGACCTGTTGCTACGACTGCAAGCCACAGCGTCGCAGGAGATCAACTTCGGTAGGGTGCGCGAGTTCATCTACAAGCTTCGTGACACCTACGGCTTCGACATCGACATGGTGACAGTCGACGGGTTCAACTCGATGGACTTCATTCAGCAGCTTCGACGCAACAAGATCAAGGCTGACTACCTATCTGTCGATAAGAACAAGGCGCCGTACGAAGACTTGCGCGACATCATTCACGAGGGTCGCACCGAGTTTCCCCTTTACATGGTGCCCTACGCTCGCACTGATACCGCACTGACAAACATCGCTTACAAGGAATTATCAGAGGTACGCGACGTCGGCCGCAAGATCGATCACCCGGTCGACGGGTCCAAGGACGTGGCAGACGGTATGGCAGGCGTAGCGCATGTGCTGATCAGCAATACGAAGTACATGCGGGAGGCGCGCACCGTCGAGCCCGATGATGACAGCCCTCGCGAGCGCGTGGTAGAGAACGTGGAGGAACTGTTCAGCTCCTTCGATGTGGAGAGTGCAACACTCGAAGAAGCTGCGTCGTTTAAGCCGGTCTCGTTCGAAGACTTCAAGCGGACGGAGACTGGACTTCCTTCGATGGAGGATCTATCTCGGCTGATGAACGGTGACGGAACTCCAGGCTTTCCCATGGGAGAGAGACTGCTTTAGGAGTGGTGTGCTCGACAGGGCACTCGGCATGGTATAGTGTGTCGCCCTAAATCAAGGCGTCGTTTCGCAACAGTGCGATCCCTCGCTAAAGGTTTAGGAGATTACGTTGAGCATGCCGCAGCTGTTTGGCCCCAATGGCCAGTCGATGCAGCAGTACCTGGAGACCAAGGAGTTCGCGGGTCGCCCCAAGAACCCGAAGCCGATTGTCGGAGATGCATTCTCCGACTGGGCAGGAATGTCGAAAGACTTCCTGCACCTACCCGGCGGTGGCGCGATTCAGTTCGACACCTCACGTCTCACCATGGCGGACTTCCGTCGCATGTCCGAGCATTACCAGATCGCGTCGAGTATCTATGTGCTGACCTTCATGTTGCACCAGCTCGATTGGAAGCTCGAGGGCGACGATAAGAAGGTCAACGACTGGTGCGCCTACAACCTTGAGCTGGTGTGGACGCGACTGGTGCGATCGTTCAGCTCTGCATTCACGTTCGGCTTCAGCGCCAACGCTGTGGAGTGGGAGAACGATTCCAACGAGGGCAAGCTCCGCATGAACAAGATTAAGGACCTTGTTCCTGACGAGTGTGACGTGAATTGGAAGTACGTCAAGTCCTCACTCAAGAGCGAGTCGGGACTCACGCCTGCGCCCGATGTGCCGATCTTTGACGGCATCAAGAAGCGCGGCTCGATCTACAAGGTGCCGGTGGAGAACTCCTTGTGGTACCCGCTGCTCATGCGCCACGGCAACTACTACGGCACTCGACTTCTTCGCACCGCGTTCCAGCCGTGGTTCTTCTCGAGCCTCATCCACCTGTACCAGAACAAGTACTTCGAGCGCTTTGGCGAGCCGGTTCCGATCGGTCGTGCGCCCTACACTGACAAGGTGAAGGTCGGCAACAAGTCCGTTCACGGCTACGAGCTGATGTCGAACATTCTCGCGAACATCAGGTCTCGATCCGCGGTGGTGCTGCCGAACTCGCGTAGCAAAGAGGGCATGAATGATCAGCCCGAGTTCGATTACCAGGTCGAGTACCTGGAGTCCCAGATGCGCGGAGCGGACTTCGAGCGCTACCTCACCCGCCTGGACGAGGAGATGAGCCTTGCACTCTTTACACCCCTACTGCTGCTGCGGACTGCCGATGCAGGTGGATTCAACCAGGGGATCGCTCACACTCAGGTGTACCAATGGATGCTCAACGCAGTATCGGGCGACTGGGCCGAGTATATCGACAAGTACGTTTTGCGGCCAATGGCTATCTATAACTTCGGGCCTAAGGCAAAACTTCCCCGAATCAAGTTCCGTAAGCTCGGTACCGCCCAGCAGGAGACGCTGCGCGCCATCGTCCAGTCCCTGATCTCCAAGGATAAGGTGATGCCTGACATCGTCGAGCTTGGTCAGCACATCGGTCTCTCGCTAACCGAGGTCGAGGAAGTCATGGAGAAGAATCCCGACGACGCTGGCATTCACCCCGAGCAAGATGACGATCCGGACGCCGAAGGTGACCGTCGCAGCGGGCGGCCGGAACGGCTCAAAGATGAAGACCTCAAGCCCGGTGCCACCACAAAGCAGATCACGCAGCGGATACACGAGCAGATCAATCGTGTGTACAAACTTGATCTATTCAACGAGTGGACTCCTGCTCCGGGATTCAACAAGCAACTAGCCGCCGAACTACAAGCAAACGGCCACCCGGACGCACGGCGGGCGGCAACGGCGTTCACCGGCGCGGCCATCACCGCGATGACCGACGCAGCAAGACTGGGCACCAAAGTCTTCCCGACGCCGGACGCCATGAAGGACTACGCCACCAAGATTCTCGAGTCTGAAACGGAGAAGATGTATGCCTCTGCCTGAGATCGCACTCGATCCCACCGAGTACGGCACCGTCACCTGGACGGGCCTCATCTCCAGGATCGACTCCGTGGTGGACCCTGATGACCTGCCCGACAAGTCCCCCGTCACCGGCAGTATCATCTTCAAGCCGAGCGCTGGCGCACTCAAGTTCCTCGGGGCCAGCCCCGTGTTCACGATGTTCTTGATCGACAGAACAGTGAACATCGTCGATGCGCAGGTTGATGAACAGGGTCGCAAGTATATCAAGCTCGAATCGAACTCTGCACACTCCACGCCGGAAGCGTTCACGTGGACTGCGGTGTTCAACCTCGAGTACGAGGGCAAGATCATACGGGTGCCGGATGCGAAGTTCTCCCTGCAGCCTGGACAGGTTCTCGATCTGTCGACTGTCATCTCGTCCGCCGAGGTTACCTACTACACGCCGATTCAGGTTTCAGCTGCGGTGGCTGCGCGCGAGGGTGCCGAGGCTGCGCGCGACGAGACGGTCACCATCAAGGACGAAGTCGTCGAAGCTGCCGAAACTGTCGATGCAAAGATCGGTGCCATCCCGATTACCGCCTTGCCGGAAGAAGTTTCGGACGCGCGGTACTCGCCGCGTATCCCGACCTATCAGGCGCAGCTGCTCGGCTCGGCAATGAAGAAGCTGCGCCTTGGGCAAAACGTCAAGATTGTCTGTCGTGGCGACTCGACTACCTACGGTCACGACACTGTCTCGTCTGATCGTGTTCCCGCGCCGGACGTCACCCTGCCTGATGGAACGAAGCCGATCTACACTCGGTCGCCAGTTCCATTCCCGCAGGCGATGGAGAACTTTCTGAATCAGACCTACGGCAACATCGTCACGGTCGAGAACCAGGGGCATTCCGGCGACTGGGTTCAGCGCGGTATGACCCGCTGGCTCAACAACGTTAACGCTGACATCACGGTGATCAGCTACGGAATCAACGATGCACTTTCGACTGGCGTGCCGGTGGAGTTGCGAGGCAACATCGCCGAGTACATCACCGCCACCGAGCAGATGATTCTTCGTGATCTTGCGTGGGGATCGGCGGTCGTTCTCATGGCGCCGATCCGCCAGCGCGGTCCTGTCGGAAGTCCCGACGTGGACGCTTACCGCAATGCGCTTCGTGGGTTGGCTGACTCGTACGGCATCCCACTGATCGAGACCGAGGAGTTCTTGATCACCGCGCCCTGGGATTGCTGGTCCGATGGCAATCACCTCAACACCAAGGGCAACGGGATCATGGGTGCGCGTCTCGCCGCACTGTTCGTGGGAGAGGGTCCGCTTAAGAAGAACATTGTTGAGCCGGGGTCGAAGCTACTCGGGCGTCCGACTCTGGACAACCTGGTTCTTCGTGGCGCGATCCAGACCAGCTCGTCCGGGTTCGGAACACCTCGCGACGAGGCCGCCATGGCGGCGGGAGTGGCGGTCGGGTTCCAGGGTGGTGGCACAGATGCACTCGACGGCGTGGCGACGTGGTCGTTCTACACGGAGTCGCCCGACGTCGTACTCATTCCACTGTCGTACATCAACGGCAACCACGCAGGGGAGACCGGGGCGCAGATCTCCTACGAGCTTGACTTCGCTGTCGAGCAGGGGCAGAACTACAACGGCGAGGTCGTGAGCCCCGGCGTCGGCGGCAACGGAACACTGTCACCAAGTTGGAAGATACATGGACCGTATGCAACTGGTCAGGCCGCCAACTACATGAGCGATCCGTTGACGAACCCGCTGGCAATCAGGGTCTCGACTCCGGGCTGGCATACGTTCCGAGCTATCTTCCATCGTACCGTCACTGCAGTAACCACAGTGACGCACATGGTCGAGGCGTTCGATTGGCGCACCTATCAGCAGATGCGCAAGCCTGTTGACTACACTCCGATCCTCACCGCACTCCAGGCTAAGCACATCGGCGTGCCGAACTCGCTTGATGAGTCTACCGACATACTCACAACGAAGGTGAACTGGCCCGCGCTGATCCAATCGCTTGGTGTTCCGAGCTGGACCAATCAGTACTACAAGGCGCCGATCCTCAAGATGACGGTTCGCACCTACGGCGTCGGTGTGGTTCAGTACGCATTCCTCGCGACCGTCCGCCCGGACCTGGCTGGTGCCGATGTGGCGCAACGAGCGGTGGATGCTTATGGAGCATCGGAGCCTTCGTCTGGGATTGCATTCGTACGCAAGCTCGGCGCAGGGTTCTCTACTCTGTCCACAGGCAACCCACCAGAGACCAATCCACTGGGTCGTGAGCTTGCGTACATCGCTTACGAAGCGGCAACGCAATCGCTGGTGTTCACCTGGCGTACCGTCAACTCGGGAGACTCCACAGCAAAGAACATGAAGAAGAACTTCGTGCTTGACTTCACGTTGTTCTGATCAGCGTCAATAGAGAGGGTGACATGAGCACCACGGCAACACAGCACGAACTGAGATGTGACTGTTCAAGTCATAGGCTGCTTGCGCATTACGGGGTGGACGAGAACGGTAAGCTGTATGTTCTCGTCGCCTCGTTCCGCAACCGCAAACCAACCACCAAGATCTTCAGCAATCACTCCATGAAGATATTTTGCCCTTCGTGTGAGCGCTGGTTCTCCGTGGTGATCAACAACCAGGAGATTTCCAAGCAGGAGATGCGACTACCTCCGGCACTGCCGGGGGAGCGAGTAATGAAAAGAGTAGTGCTGGACAATGGCAAACCGAGGCTGTAGGGTACGGTGAATTATGGGCCAAGATACGATGACCACCGAGCAGGTGCGTAACTGCGTCTTCGTTCGGAACCTGGGACCAGGGTCGGGGCTCTTCGAGAAGAAGCGCCAAGATGGTCAGACGTCGTTGATCATCGAGGGCAAGCCGATCTTCCGTAGCGGCAACTTCGAGGACAGCAACGGGTTCGCTCACGAGTGGGAAACGCTGCACATGCAGCAGATGTGCGACCACTACACACTCCTGAAGGATCGCGAGATATTCGCGGACATTCCCGTTCGCAAAGGCCACGTCGACTGGGGTGGCATCTTCAGTGATCCCGTTCGCAACGCGATGGACGAGCTCATCGGGTACATGACGAACTTCCGCACGGAGGATCGCAAGAACCCGACCGATGGTCAGACGTACACCTACCTCCTCGCAGACCTCGAGATCCTCGAGGAGACCGCGATCAAGAACATCAAGAGCGGTCTGTGGAGGAACGTCTCCGCTGAGATCAGTGGATACCGCACCAACGCTGGGGCAGAGTACTGGCCCGTGATGATGGGCGTGGCCTACGTGGACATGCCCGCAGTCGAGGGACTCAAGTCCCAGCATTCCAAGGCAAAGAACAATTTCAGTCTGATCCTGGAGGACGACATGAACACGCAGAACGGCAACACCGATCAGCAGCAGGCCGCTCCCCCGGCACCGCCCGCCGCGCCCGCAGCTCCGGCCGTCCCGCAGAATTTCCAGCAGCCCGCCGCACCGGCGACTCCGTTCCAGTTCAAGATCGCCGGCAAGGACAGCAGCGATTACGCCGCGGTCCAGGCGCACATCGCCAGCCTCGAGTCGCGCAACGAGACCCTCGAGACCGCACACCGCGAACAGTTCCAGGCCAGCAAGGCCGCGTTCGTGAAGTCGCTGGTGGACACCAACAAGCTCCCCGCGCCCTCGCAGGACGACACCCTGGAGTACGCGAAGGATCTCGACGAGACCCAGTTCGCCTCCTGGAAGAAGATGATGGAAGGGCTGCCCGTCATCGGCATCACCGGCCAGCAGGGAGCGGGGTTCAGCCAGAGCCACGAGCAGGTCCAGCAGGGAGATCAGACCCAGGACAAGATCGCTTCCCTGAAGGGCATCATCTCGATGCACCAGTCGGGCGGCATGTCTCGCGATGCGATCATCGAGACGCCGACCTACAAGGAACTGATCATGCTCGACAAGAACTACACGCTGCCCACGTTCTAGTCCGTCCCCGTCACCCGACGAATCAACAGAAGGAAGAATCACAATGGCTGACTTCGTGAGTGGTCGCGAGGACTACGCGACTCACGGCAAGCGACAGATCCTCCGGCACGCACACCCAGGCTCGTACAACGTCCAGTCCAAGACCGTCTCGCACGCCGAGTTCCCCACCGAGGAGATCGACGGCCACGAGCAGAAGGTCCTGAACGAGGGCGAGGTGCTGGTGGCCCTGACCTCCGGCCCGCAGGCGGGCAAGTGCGTTCCGTTCCAGCTCGATCCGGCAACTCCTTTCACCGACGGTCGGTCCACTCTGGCCAACGTCGTCGGCGTGAACAAGGACTACTTCGGTGCGCAGCTGATGGACCGTGACGTGGAGACCGGCAACCTCGTTCACGGGCACCTGGTCCAGGCTTGGTGCACGATCCGCAATGCAGACGGCGAGCGGGTGGCGTTGCCCAACAACGTCGCCGATGCGCTGCGCGCCAAGAAGAACCTCCAGATCCAGTTCTCGTAAGGAGAGACGACCGTGACCATCCAACTGTCGGCATTCAACAAGCCGACTCAGCTCCCCGACGGCCGCTTCGTCGTCAATCAGCCGCTGGATCGCCTCGTCCGCAAGGAGGTGATGCTCGGTGTCATCCGCGAGATCGTCAAGCCCGAGGATCATCTGGGCCTCCAGCTGTTCCCCTTCTACAACGTGCCGAGCGATGACTACATCTTCTCGTACGTCAAGGGCCTGACCACCGGCCTGGCCCCGGCCATCGCCGAGTCGGCCGAATCGGAACTGGCTCAGAAGGATTCGGGCCTGTCCGGACAGGGCCGCGCGTCGCTCATCGACTGGCGGCTCAAGGATCACTACGACGCGGGCGATGTCCAGCGGTTCGTGGACATCCAGATGCTCGCCGAGTCCGGCGCGCTCGGTCCCGGCGGTTTGCCCAGTTCGCTGCAGGGTGACCTCAATCAGTTCCCCGAGCGGGTGGCACGAGACACCGTCGAGCGTCGGCGTCGCCTCGACAACCGAATGGAATGGCTGCACATGCAGTCCATCTCCAACGGCGGTGTCGCCTACAACGACGGTAACATCAGCTTCGCTGTCGACTGGAAGCGACCCGCCGACCAGCACGCGCAGGCGCCGCTGGCCTCGCCGGACAACCGCTACGACATCGACACGCACGACCCGATCAACGACATCAACAAGATCAAGCGACTCATGTATGACCGCTACGGCGTCATCATGGACCGCGCGATCGTCTCGAACAAGTTCCTGCTGTCACTGATCAACTCGAGCAAGTTCATCGTCCGCGCGGGCATGGGAGTCGCCGGCTCGACCGGAGCGCCCGAGGCCTCGGACCTGCCCTACGTCGTCAACAACTGGGGACCGCAGGTCGCCATCGACCTCGTCAAGGCGCAGACCGGTATCGAGTTCATCGAGTACGACTCGGGCTACCGCAGCAAGAACCCCTTCGATCCCTACGGTGCGGTGACCTTCAACCGCTACCTGCCGGAGAACCGGGTCATCTTCCTGCCGTCGGAGGCCAGCATCCGCGAGTACGACTCGAGCCCGATCGGGTTCGGCAAGATGATGACCTCGCCGCACACCATGGGTGGAAACGCACCCGGCTTCTACGACTGGGAGCAGGAGACCACCGATCCCTGGGGCCGCAACATCGGCACCGGCATCAAGGCCTTCCCGCTGTTCCCGCACATGGAGCTGTCCTACACCATGGACGTGGTTCTGTAATCTTTCCGGAGACGTTCGGAAGGGAAGGAGATCGGACATGGCCAGCGGAAGCACGGTCGTTCTGAAGAAGAAAGGTGATCGGGGTGGGGTTCTCCCGGGCAGCGGAAACGGTGCCGGGAAGCTTCCCTACAACGCGATCACCGGTGGTCAGTCCGGAGCGAATCCGGTCCAGACCCGAGCCAACATGCAGGGGCACCTGCGTCGCGTGATCGGGTACGGACAGCACTGACCCCCATTCGTCCCTGGCACGGGCTGACCCCCTTGCCGCCCGTGCCAGGGACGCACCACACTTCGAGCTTTGAGAGGAGGAAACACAATGGCAGATGACACCAAGTCCGGAGTCCTCGAGGGCGACGAGACCTTCGTCGGCGTCGATCCGATCTACGCGAACGCAGCGGTTGCGACCGATGCCCCGCAGTATCCGGAGGGCGACCCCGACGAGCTCGAGAAGTACGAACGCTTCAGCGAGGTGCCGGAACCGGAGACGGTCAGCAACTACGCCTCCAAGAAGAAGGCCGAGCCGAAGTCGGAGGCCAAGGAAGAGGAGCCGGTCCAGGAGACCAAGCCCTCGACCCCGCCGCCCCCGCCCGCCGCGCCGCAGAAGTAGGAGACCAAGATGGCCCGTCCAGCTTACACCGACGAGGATTCAGTCAAGACTCACCTTCGTAACGTTCGCCTCCAGGCGGGCGTCACGTACGAGGGCATGATCGAAGCCGCGTCGAACGAGGTGGACGGGCATCTTGGTACCCGCTACAAGACTCCCATCGACGTTACGGTCTCGGACCCCAGTCAGACCACCGCCGCCTACTGGCTGAGTAACGTCACTTCCATGATCGCAGCAGGTCGCTACCTCATGGCGACCAGCGCGGGTGGATCGCACGACTCGACTCATAACTACGGCAGCTATCTCGTTGGTACTGCCATGGCACTCATTCGCTCCGTCCAGAGTGGCAAGACAGATCTCTCCGGGATCGAGACACTCGATGGCGTTGAGCAGGGGCCAATCATCATCAACCAAGATGCATACTCGCAGGTTGATCTGTTCTACGACAACATGCACCCGGAAGGTTTCATGCCAGGCCGAACAACTCGGGGTGACGCGCCGTGGCCGAGGTAAGTTATACGGTTGAAACGAAGCGAGTCCAGCTCCGCATTCGTGCGATCGAGCAGCGCATTAATGCTTCGGGCATGGCGGCATTCTTCATGAGCGTCGGCACCAACTACCTTCAGGGTCGAGCATCGGAACGCTTTGCAGCACAGGGTGACGACGCATCGGGTAAGTGGCAACCGCTATCTCCGCACACAGTTCGTGACAAGGTGCAGGCCGGACTCGATCCGCGGATCAACATTCGCACTGGTGCGATGAAGTCCTATATCGAGGATGCCCCAGGTTACATCATCGGAGGCGGAGCCAGGGGCACCTCATTCGGCTGGCCGCGCGCGTCTCCGTCTAAGGACATTCAAGATCGAATCCGACTTGCGCAGTTTGGCAGCGCATCCCTCGGTCTCGATCGAGGTGATGCACGAGATGTTCCAGCCCGCCCGGTGATTGCAGCTGATGCGAGTGACATGATGACACTCGCCAAGCTGCTGGACTCGTACATCGGGAGCGTCTAGTGCCTTCAATCGAAGACCCCGGGGATACCTTCTTCCCGTACAACGCTATCAGGGTTATCGAGCTTCGTATCGCTGATCTCGTTGCTCCAGACTTGAACTTCCAGCGTCGTCGTGTGCATCAGGGTGATCCCGACCAGACGGTTGCCACTGTCCCGGTTGACGCCCAGGTCTCCAACAGGGAGATCGGGCGTGTCGGACCTTCGACTACCGAGTACACGATCTACATTCAGAGCCTCATCATTGATTCGGACATCGAGCGGGGTTTGAGAACCCATTCGTTTTTCGCAAAGAAGTTGAGGGATGTGCTTGCATGGGATCGTCTCCTGCATGTAGCATTGGGCCAATTGACCTCAGTGATGGGTCCAGTGACAGAGTCGACCACTGAGGTCAGGATCGGCGGCCAGCTGTTCCACAACGTCGAGGACAACGGAGCCATGAACTGGCTCAGCACAGCGGACTTGACAATCATCACCGAACAGAGATCAAGCTAACAAAGGGAGAATCATGCCCAGCGTAGACGAACTGCGGGAACAGGTTCGGGCACGTCGCCAGGAACTTCGTGACGCAACACGTGAGCGCCAGGAGCTCGAAATCGAGAAGTCCGCCGACGTTCAGAAGGCAGCCCTCGAACGCGAGCTCGCTTCGCTCGAGACCGACATCGCGTACGAGGAAGCAGCCAAGATCCTCATCGAGCGCGCCGACGAGTTCAACAAGCCCGCGTCCGACGTGGCAGTCGGAGGCATGGAGCCCAAGGGCTCTCCGGCCTCGACCAAGCCGGCCGACAGCACTCCGTCCGCAGACAGCACTCCTGCTGCGCCGACGGTACCGGACAAGACCGACGACACGGACAAGGCCGACGACACGGACCCGCTCGCCAGCCTCAACCTGCCGGGCGACTCGTCGGACGACGACGACCAGAAGGAAGGCAAGTAAGTCATGGGCTTCAACGCACAGCAAGGCGCCATCGCCTTCAAGACCCAGAGCGCCAAGGGCACTCCGGCGACGAACATCGGTACCGAAGGTATCGCCATGTATCGCACCGGCGGTTCGCTGAGTCCCAACGTCGAGCTCATGACTCCCGACGCGGAGATCGGTGGACACCGGGACACGGTCGATGCCCTGCTCGGCCCCATCTCCAACGGCGGTGACTTGGAGTTCTACACCCGCTTCGAGTCGATCGGGTTCCTCCTCAAGGCCGCCCTCGGTGCGCCCGTCAGCGCTGCCGGGACCGTGAGCGGAACTCATGAGCACACCTTCACCCCCTCGGACGCGCAGCTCCTGCCGTTCTTCACCACGTGGGAGCGCATCGGCGCAGGCCTGCAGCGGGTGCAGTACACCGACTGCGTGGTCAACACCCTCTCGCTCGAGTGCGACCCGGACGGTTACCTCACCGGCTCGGTCGGCATCATCGGCTGCCGTGCGCTGTACGGAGTCCCGGACATCAACGTCCAGCCGATCCTCGACGAGACAAAGTTCACCGTCGGCTCCAACATCAAGGTCATGCACGCGGGTGCGGACCTGAAGTCCAAGGGCTTCAGCCTGGAGATCAACAACAACTTCGATGACAGCGACTTCCGCATGGGGTCGCGGTACATCGAGGACCTGACCCCGGGTCAGCGCGAGGTCACCGGCTCGGTGAACCTGCGGCACGAGAGCGATGCGATCATGCGCTCGGCAGTCCTCGGCTCCGCGGTCGCCACCACCGCCGGCGGGCTCACCTCCAAGGAGCCGGTCATCATCGAGATCGAGAGCTACGGAGAGATCGACGGCGCGGCGACGCCGACGACCAACCGACTCGAGATCGAGTTCCCGAACGTCATCTTCGAACCCTTCGGTTTCGAGCCCTCGGGCGCGGATCAGATCGAGGGTGACGTCTCGTGGCGAGCGGTTCGTCCCGACTACAGCACGCCGGTTCTCACAGCGACGTTGCTCAACGGGCTGACCGCTCTCCCTTGATCTTTTCCGGTGCCTCCGGGAAAGTCCGGTCCCGAGTTCCTTGCCAGTGGGGACTCGGGACCGGTTTATAAATGTCAGTAGATAGCCACAGGAAGGGCTCACAATGACAGTTCCAGTTCCGACTTCGCAGGCCGATCGCACCGCGTTCGATCCCGAAGACGACAAGACACAGCGGACCATCGACCGCATGGCCGAGGCCGGCGAGGTCATCGAAGAGAAGCGCTTCGTCGACTACTTCGCCGAGCCGGAGACCCACCTCCACAAACTGCCGGACGGCGTCCAGTGGTTCGAGTTCCAGGAACTCCGCGAGGGCGGCAAGGCCAAGTACGAGAAGATCATCAACCGCGAGGGCATCAAGGTCCAGCGCGCCACGGGCGACGCTCGACTTCCGATCGACCCGGCCATCGCACGGCACACGCTGATTCAGCTCGCCGTCACGAACGCCTACATCATCACCACCCAGAACGGTCGACCCGAGCCGCTGCAGTTCCGCATGGGGCCGAACGAGAAGAACACCCGCTTCTGGGAGACCGTCCTCGAGAAGTTCCCGTCGAACCTCATCGACGAACTCCACAAGGAGGTCCAGAAGGTCAACCGCTGGATCGCCGCGGACGACGACATCGAGGGCCTCGAGAAGCAGCGCGATGAGCTCGAAGAGCGCATTCGCATGGCCCGGGAGGAAGAGGCAAAAAAGGACTCCTGATCGAGCAGGCGGAGGACTTCGTACGGGGTCGTCAGGTCCAGGACCCTCACCCTATTCTTCTGATCTACCAGAGACTGGAGACGTGGAACTGGAATCTTCCGTACGTTCAGGGTGGCCTCGCCGATCAGGACGTGATGCTCCTTCGTGGCATTGACATAATCGCTTCTGCGAAAGCAAGGTTCGAGCGCGAAGAACAGAAGCGACAAGAGGCAGCAACAAAGACGAAGAACCCTACCGCCTCTAAGGGTACCCGCCCCGCAGGGCGGCGTGGTCGTCGTCGATAACTCACAGCGAGGGTAGTGCTTGATTGCACTGCCCTCGCTGTGTATTATGCTCAGTCATCCCTACGGACACTTGAGGTCCACCTGCACAGTACCTTAAGGTCTGGAGTGTTTAGTGCTTACCACTGATATGATCATCGCGATTCACGCGAGGACAGCTCAGGCGCAGCGGCAGCTGGCACAGATGCAGGGACAGCTCAAGGCACTCGAACGCGCTGGCATAGACTCAACCAACTCGGTGGGTCGCTCCGTTAATGGTCTCGATCGAACCAGTGAGCGGGCGCGCGCGAACTCGAACAAGCCCTGGTTCTCGCAGATGCGAGCGAGTGGTTCTCAGATTCAATGGGTAGGCAGGCAGATGTCTGTCGGCCTAACTCTGCCGTTGATCGGCGCGATGGCGATGGGTACCAAGTTCGCTCTCGACTTCGAGAAGAACATGACCCGTGTGTCCAAGGTCTATGGTGACTCTGCGCTACAGGTCTCTCTCGGCAGTAAGGGCATGCAGGAGGAAGTCGACGCCCTGGGTCGCGCGTTCGTGGAGCTTGGAAACAAGTACGGGCAGAGCGCCGCCGATGTGGCGGAGATCGGCTCCTCCTGGGCGGCTGCCGGTAGCTCGGGTCGCGCACTTGCAAAGCAAACCGAGCTGACCATGCAGACCATGGTCCTCGGTGAGATGACGGCAGCTGAGGCAACGGAAGCGCTCATCTCGATCCAGGCTCAGTGGGGTGTGGTCACCGAGTCCAACCAGGACAAGATCGAGGCTGCAGGTGGTGCGGTTCGGAACCGCGCCAAGGATGAGATGAGTCTCACAAATATCCTGCGCCAGCTGAACGCGGTCGAGAACGAGACCGGCGCGAAGATGCAGGACCTTGTCAAGGGTTACCAGCGTGCGTCGGGTACCGCCCGGTCGGCAGGTGTGGAAACCGGCGAGCTTGCTGCAATGATCGCGGCGTTGGTGCCCGCCGCCGGTGGTGCCGCCGAAGCAGGAACCGCCCTGCGTACCATGCTCAACCGCGTGATGACGCCGATGAACGACGCCAAGGAAGTCTTGGCGAAGATGAACATCGACGTCACCAAGTCCGACTGGGTCACCAAGTCTGCGACCGAGCGACTCGAGGTCATGGCCAAGGCCTACCCGAAGTTGACTGGTGCGCAGCAGCAGTGGCTTGGCTTCGTGATCGCCGGTCGCTGGCACGTCAACCGCTTCATGATCCTCATGAACGCGATGGGCAACGCGAACAGCTACTATGGCAAGACACTCAAGACCCTGAGCGATCAGGCTCGTGTCACTCGCATCGCCGAAAAAGAGCTCGAAGCAGTTCTGACATCGAACCCGCAGCGTATGAAGCAGGCGGGCGCGATCATCCAGAACTCGCTGATGAAGGCGATGATTCCGCTTGTCCCGATGATCACGCAGGTTGCCCTGTGGTTCGGCAAGCTGGCGAACGCCTTCGCGGAGATACCTCCGCACATCAGGACTACCATACTCGCGGTTGCCCTCTTCCTGGGTGTGCTCGGTCCACTGATCATCTTCCTCGGAATGATCAAGCTCTCGATCGGCATGCTTGCACCAGCGTTCATCGCCATGGCGAAGTTCGTCTTGCTGCCGCTCAAGCCCTTCATGATGATGTTCGCCCTCGTTGGCAAGGGTCTGACCGCGCTGCCTATCGCCGCAATCGGTGCAGCCAGGGGCATGCTGCTCGGCTTCATGTTCATGATCAAGAGCGTTGCCATGGTCGGCGCTGCCGTCGGCATGGTCGCTCCGATCGTGTCCACTGCACTGGGCATGGCGGCGACCGCTATCGTAGCCTGGGCTCCAACGGTCGCAGCACTGCCTGCCATGATCGCGCTTGCGGTCGGCAAGATTGCACTCGTGATCGACGCACTCATGGCGCTCATGAGGTTCCGCGTCACAGCCGGAATGGCAGTGATCACCACACTCTTTGCTGCAGGGCCGATCGCATGGCGGACGGCACTCGCAGTCTCGACCGGCGGCATCGCACTGGTCATGGACGCACTCATGGTGCTTCTCCGTGTGCGTTTGGTGGCCTGGTTCGCCGCAACCAAGGCCCTGTTCTTCGCTGGTCCGCTCGCCTGGGCTGCAGCAATGCGTACCGGCATGGCAGCTGTGTACGCCTTCATGGTCGCAGGGCTTGCCGCCAAGCTGACAGCTACTCGAGTGTGGGCCGTGGCGTCTGCACTGATCCACAAGATTCATTGGGCCACTGTAGTTGCGATCGCCAAGACTGGCATGATCGCACTGGTCACCAATGTGCGCAAGCTTGCGCCACTACTTCTCAAGGCACTGGCCAGTCCGTGGGTCTTGGCTATCGGTGCCATCGTCCTGGTCCTGACACTCTTTAAGGATCAGGTGAAGGCCGCGATCACCAACGTGGTCGACTACTTCCGCAACCTTCCGGCTGGCATCAAGCAGGGTCTCGCCCCGATCGGTCGCATGTTCACTGCGATCAAGAACGGCATCCTCAAGGCATTCAACGCGCTGCCCGAGGGTATCAAGAACGCGATGCTCGCAGTCATCAATGTGGTCAAGGCCGCGGCGATGGCAGTGTACCGACTGTTCAGTTACCTGAACCCCTTCGCTCACCACTCCCCATCCCTGGTCGAGAACGTCACCAACGGTATGGCAGTGGTGAACGATCAGTTTGCCAACAGCGCTCGGGTTGCCGAGTCTAACATCAACCGTATCCACTCTGCAATTAAGTCCCTGCAGGGTGCGGGCGCGGGCATGGTGACCGCCAACGATCAGGCGAAGGATGCAGAGTTCCGCGGCAACGCGGCCAAGGCCGGTGGCGCCAGCGCTCTACCTCAGTACGACACACTGAATCGACAGGTCGCCGAGAGCAAGCGTGCCCTCGAGTCCATGAACACTGCGATTGAAGCGCAGGAAGATAAGGTCGAGTCGGTTCAGAAGTCGATCAAGCGATACGATCAGACGATCAAGGAGATGAATAAGAGCCTGGAGACCACGAAGTCCATCCAGGCCAGCGTGGGTGACGCGCTGGATTCAGCGAAGGCTCGATTCGATCGGTACTCGAACGCGCAGGTCGCAGGCTACGGCGCAGCCGAGGATGCCATCTTCGCAAACGAGTTGGCACAGAAGCGACTGCAACTCCAGATCAAGCGGATGGAATCTGCCGCCGGTGGAGTGGACAGCGTAACCGACTCGTACGCTAAGCTCCAGGGGCAGATCGAAATGCTCCAGGGCAAGCAGGCTGAGCTGCGCGCCGGTGGCGCGGGGTCTGACATTCTCGGCCCTTACGACGACATGATCGGTAAGCTCAAGTCGGAGCAGGGCGCGCTCGGTAGCGGCAACACCGGACCCGGTGCGGCCATCGCACAGCTCACCACACAGCTCGAAGCGCTGCAGCGCCAGGCTGAGATCATGGACCTGGAGAAGGCTCTCAAGTTCGATTCGCTGAATCGGAGCATTGAGAAGTTCAAGTCGAACACCGAGGAACTCTCCTACGGCGAGATCATGAACGGGCTCGACTCGTCTCGCAACTCGGTCAACGCACTTTCCCTCGCGTACGATAGCCTCGGCTATCAGCTCAAGGGCCAGGAATACCAGATCGCACAGGTCGAAGCCGCGCGCGCCGCGATGCAGGATCAGTACGACCTGGAGAACGACAAGCTCTCGATCATGAAGGAGAGCTACGACGCTGTCGAGGAGTCGATCCGGGCTGGCGAGCAGGCCATGCAGGACTTCTCCAGCGCCATCGACGAGACGATCCAGCGCCAGGAAGCGCTCGAGCGCGCACAGGAAGCTGCCAAGAAAAAGAAGAAGAAGGGCGCGGGTGCGGGTGCCGATGACGAGTACACCGCAGCCATGGGCTTCGAGGATGCTGGTCAAGCGGACTTCGCCATCCCCGGCAGCTCGAACGCCATCATGCGCGAAGGCGGCATGGGTAACCAGGCCGGCGAGATCGACGCATTCACGGACAATCTTCAGAAGTCCATCGAGGAGTCCCTCGGTGGAATGAACCCCTTCGCCCCGGTCATGGCGGCGTGGGATCGGATTAAGCAGTGGTTCTCGCAGAACGTCAGCCCTGTCGGCAAGACCGTCGGGGCTATGTTCGCTGGCATTGGCAAGTCCATCCAGGCGGGGTTCAATGGCGGCGAGCCTGCTGTCGATGCACTCACCCGTGCGTTCGCCGAAGGGCGAATGGGTGTCGAAGAATATCGAAAGAGGTTGGGTGAACTCGGGGCGGACACCTCTACCCAGGGGATTCTTGCACGCCTGAAGGAAGGCGTCCAGGAGAAGGACAACGTCTTCTACAAGATTGGCCAGTGGGTTCAGCAGGCTTGGGAGAAGATCGAAGGATTCGGAAAGCTTGCTGGTGACTTCCTCGGCAAGCTGTTCGGTCCCGATCTGAAGGCTACCCTGACCATCATCAAGGATGGACTCTACGAGATCTGGACCAAGGCGTCCGGTCCTCTGAATGAACTCAAGGATTCCCTCGGGCCGTTCCTCAAGATGGTCGGCGAGCTCGCCGTCATCGTGGGTGGCGCACTCCTCATGGCGTTCGAGGTTGTCTGGGAGATGCTCAACGGAGCGCTCGGGCCTGCCTTCAGCTTCATCGCTGACCTCATCGGCGGCCTGATCCTGGTCATCACTGGCATCGTCAAGGTGATCACCGGCGCATTCAACATCGTACTCGGTACGGTGAAGCTGATCTTCAGCATCTTCAAGGGCGTGTTCACGTTCATCAAGGGGCTGTTCTCCGGCGACATCGACATGTCCGGGTTCGAGGGTGTTGGTGCAGCACTCAAGCAGATCTTCGTTGACGGCATCGGCACGGCACTCGGTGGCCTGTGGACTATCGTCAAGGGTATCTGGGACTCGATCGTAAGCCTGTTCAAGAACGCAGCCAAGATCGTTTGGAATGTGGTCTACGGTTTCGTCAAGGGTATCATCGACTTCTTCAAGACCCTGTGGGACGTGCTCGTCGGGCACTCGATCGTGCCTGACACGATCAACTCGATCATCGACTGGTTCAAGGAACTGCCCGGCAAGCTTCCCGGCATTGTGTGGGGAGTCATCACCAAGGTCATCGGGTTCTTCCTGAAGCTGCCGCTGATGATCGGCAAGGCGCTACTCACCCTCGGCGGGTTCCTGTTCAACGCCTTCATCACAGCGATGGCGTGGCTGTTGCCCAAGCTGCCCGGCATGATCTGGAACGTCATCAAGTTCTTTGCGACGTTGCCGTTCAAGATCATCGCCGCACTCGCTGGGTTCGGTATGAAGCTGCTGGGCTGGATCGGGCAGGCCATCGCCTGGTTGGTCCCACAGCTCCCCGGCATCATCTGGAACCTGATCACATTCTTTGCAACCCTGCCGTTCAAGATCCTCGGCGCACTCGGTGGCCTCGGACTCAAGCTGCTCGGCTGGATTTGGGATGCGATCAGCTGGCTCGTACCTCAGTTGCCAGGAGCCATCTGGAATATCATCAAGTTCTTTGCTACCCTGCCATTCAAGATCATCGGAGCCCTCATCGGGTTCGGTGGGCAGCTGTTCGAGTGGGCGAAGAACGCATTCATCTGGCTAGCCCAGCGTCTGCCTGGGATCGTCCAGGGCGTGATCGACTTCGCCAAGGAGATTCCGGGTAACTTCATCCGAGGTCTCGGAGTCATCGGCAGGTTCCTGTGGGAGTGGATGAAGAAGGGCTGGGACTTCCTGGTCAACGAACTCCCCGGTATCGTTGCAGGGTTCCTCAAGTGGATCGCAGGCATCCCCGGCATGCTGCTCGGCAAGCTCGGCGACGGCGCCAAGGTGCTGTACAACTACGGCAAGGACATGATCCAGGGCCTGATGAACGGCACCGCGGGTCTGCTCAAGAAGCTCGGCGACTGGTTCCTCGACAAGATCCCCGGCTGGATCAAGACCCCGTTCAAGAAGGCACTTGGCATCGCGTCGCCGTCGAAGGTGTTCGCTGGCTACGGCCAGAACATTGGCGAAGGTCTCATCCTCGGTATCGACAGCATGCAGCGTCAGGTCGAGCAGGCATCGGTCGGAATCGCAGCGGCGGCAGACAAGGGTGAGGTCGCAGGCATGGCGATCTCGGCGGTTGCTGACACTTCGTCGGTGGGTGGCTCGGTATCCGAACTAGGGTCCGCCGTTGCAGCAACCGGCCCGGTGGGGGTCGATGCGGCCATGGCCCCGACCGCCGACGTCGCCGCGTTGCAGGCTGATCTAGACGCTGCGAAAGCAGTCTTCGATGCATTCGCAGCCGAGATGGAATCCAAGACGGCAGTGTTCGCTGCGACCATCAGCGCCTCGTTCGGTGCGATGTCTTCGGGTGCCGCTGCATCACTGAACAACATCTCGACCGTGGGTGTCAGCTCATTCACTGCACTGCAGACCAGCGTGGTCACGATCGTCACCACCATGGTGACCACTGTGAACGGCCAGCTGCAGATGTTGATCAGCTACGTCACCGCCTTTGGTACATCGTTCACCGCTGCATGGAACGCAGCGTGGACTGCTTGGATGAGCCAGACCACGACCTCGGTCGACCACACGGTGAACGAGTGGACCCGCATGGCGACGGGTATGCAGTCGACGCTGGACAACAGCATCCGACCCATGTTCGACGAGATGAAGCTCATGCTCACCGAACTGGAGGAAGCCTACACCAGCACTGTCAACAACGTCGGCACCACCTGGGATGGCATCAAGGAAAAGACTGCAGCCCCCGCTCGATTCGTCATCAACGACGTCTACAACACGGGCCTCCGTGGAGCGTGGAACAAGTTCAACGAGATGCTCGGCATCGAGGCGTTGCCTGAGTACACCGCCAAGTTCCGGGAGGGTGGTCCGGTCTGGGGTCCGGGCACCGGGACCAGCGATAGCATCAATGCGAAGCTCTCGCGCGGTGAGCACGTCATCACTGCGGCAGAGGTTCGGGCGGCGGGCGGTCACGCAGCCGTCGAGGCGCAGCGTCGGTACTGGCGCAGCGGCGGTGGCTACGATGGAGCTATCCAGGCCTTCCGTAACGGAGGCGCGGTCGAGGGCAAGGCTCGCAGCAACCTGCCACTGAAGAAGGCGAACTCGAACGCCTACATCACCACGCCTATGCAGCAGGCGATGTGGGATGCAGTCTCGACTGCGTTCCCGAACGTCGCACTCCACTCCGGTACTCGTACGTTCGAGACCGGCGCAGGCTTCGACAACCACATGCAGGGACGCGCGCTCGACCTGAGTCCGATCCCCGAGGTTGCCAAGTGGATTTACGAGATGAACAAGAAGCAGCCCGTCCTCGAGCTGATCTTCTGGCCGCTCTCGATGCACCCGACCAACCTGCACAGTGGTGCACCGCTCGACTACGGCGCCGCGACCAACGCTCAGCACATGGACCACGTCCACTGGGCGATGAACTCGATGGTTGATAACGAGGGCAAGGTCGTCTCCATGGTCGGCCCTGGTGACGCGATCAACCCTGTCAACTACGTGAAGCTGATCGAAGACGCATTCAAGGAGTTCAAGAAGACTGCGCTCGAAGCTGATCCGAAGTTCAAGGGTGGCATTGGACAGTGGCCTTCGAAGTCTGTCGATCACGGCATGAAGGCTGTCGATTACCTCCGTCCGTTCGCGGAGAAGCTGCAGACCAACTACAGCAGCGGCAACCAGGGTAACATTCCATACAACCTGACTGCCGGTGTCGAGCAGTGGCGCGACCTTGCAAAGAAGATGCTCATCATGCAGGGTGAGTCGGTCACGTACGTGGATCGACTCCTCATGCAGATGCAGTCGGAGTCGGGTGGTAACCCGAACGCGATCAACCTGTGGGACTCGAACGCGGCGAAGGGCACTCCGTCGAAGGGCCTCATGCAGGTCATCGACCCGACATTCCAGGCCAACCGAGATCCGCGTCTGCCGAACAACGTCTGGGATCCTGCAGCCAACATCGCTGCTTCGATTCGCTACACGCGAGGTCGGTACGGTTCGCTGTCGGCTTGGTCCGGAGTCGGCTACGACTCGGGCGGCATCCTGCCCCCCGGCTTCACGCTGGCCAACAACCAGACCGGTGGCCCCGAAGCCATCCTCACGGATGCGCAGTGGAGCGCGATGTACACTGCAGCTGCGAACTCGAATCAGCTGGAGCCTGAAGATGTTCAGCACGCCATGGAGATGGCGAACAAGAACACGGGCAACACTGCCGACAAGCAGGCTGCGGCAATCATCAAGGGCATGGACGTGTGGCAGCGTGCGTGGACTCCCGAGGTCTTCGACGCAACCGACAAGGTCGCAGATGCGGCCGACAAGGTTGCAGCCTCGACCGAGACCCAGGCCGCGGGTACGGTTCTGCTGAGCAAGAGCATTGGCAAGTACAACGACGAGATCGCTGCACTGTCGAAGCTGCTCAACGCAGTGTCCACCGCCGCGATGGCCAGCACCAAGGTCACGATCACCTACGATCAGCAGGGCAACCAGCAGTCGGTCAACAATCCGAACCAGAAGGTTGACAAGAATGGCAAGCCGATCTTCACGGTGGATCAGCCGACATTCTCGACTTGGGCTCCGGTGTTCGATGCACTCGCAGGTTTCCTCGAGACCATGCCGTATGCCGAGCGTGACTGGGCTGCCGACAACCCGGTGCCCGGCGAGTCGCAGACACAGCGCAAGCTGCGTGAAGCGCAGAACATGCTGGTCAACTTCGGCAAGGGTAGCTATAACGTACTCAAGGAAGTCGGCCCGCCGTTGCTGCGTCACACCGGCATCATCGGGTCTGCAGTGGAGAAGCTGATCCAGGAAGATGGCACGGCGTGGACCACCGCGATTGGAATGATCGCGACTGGTAACCAGGCGGGGTGGGCCATCATCGTACCGCTTGCCCTCAAGGCTGTTGGCACTTTGTTGCCGTTGATCTTAGCGGCGATCCTTGATATAGTCCCAGCGTTGATCCGAGCTATCGTACGGTTCCTCACGCAGTTCATGCCAGACTCGGTGTACGCATACGCTGACATGGCAGCTGCCGAGGCTGCGGTTCAGAACCAGCAGGACACCGGCGAGACCGCAATGGGTCAAGGCCAGCGCTACCCGACCGCTCAGTCCACGAACGTTCAGGGTAACGCACCTATCAACATCTACGTCTACGGAGTTGAATTGCCGAACATCACAGATGGCGACGACGCCTCCGAGTTCGTGGACCAGCTCAAGCTGTTGGCGGCGAACGAATGAGCAGGGTGATACACCGCCCGAATCAGGCGGTCGACTACGGAACAGTCAACACGACTGGTCAGGGCAACGTCCTCGGAGACGGGAATAACAACACCTACAAGGACTATTACGAGGACTCGGGCAGCATCATGCTGTACCCGACCTTCGACCCGGCGCTCGTACCCGATGGTCGCGAGATCATCGCGGTACGAGCGGCCCACGTCCAGCGGAACGGCGGTCTTGTCGGACTGCATAACGGCTGGGTCATGGGGTACCTGCGCGTGGACAATGCGCGAGTACTCAAGTCCAAGGCGTACAAGCAAGACGGGTACGCGATCGGCGCTCGAACCATCGAGGGTGAGCCGATCTACAAAGGTGTCGATGTTCCCTGGGATGCAGCCGACATCAACCGGATGACCACTGACATCGGAGCAGCAACAGGTACGATCGCCCCGAACAAGCGGAACTTCTGGTGCATCGGCGCAGAGTCTTACATCATCGTTGTGATCGACGATGATGTGCCAGTGCCGACCATCTCGTACCCTGCCAACAATCAGGTGATCGACACTTCGTCGGTAGATTTCCAGGCTGTAGCAGTACCCAGCCAGCCGGAGCAGCCGGTCGCGGCCGTGTTCCAAGTGTCGCGTGTGAACACCTTCGATGACGACACTGTCGATACGTTCGTCGGTGGACTCAACGCCAGCATGACCGCGGGCAGCAAGAGCATCTACGACTCAGTCATCGGCAAGGACTCCTACACTAACCTCGGCCCGGGCAAGTGGTACGCCCGAGTCAAGGGCATGGACTACCGAGAGGTTCAGTCTGACTGGGGTCCGGTCACCTCGTTCACCATCACGCACACCGCACTGCTCACGCCTACGCTGTTCAACCCGGCGAGCGGTTCAACCAAGGCGACGCCCTACGGACTGCGTCAGGCGAGCTTCGCAACCAACCCGACTGGCGAGCGCTACGTCGGAGCCCAGTGGCAGTTCTGTCAGAACAACGACTTCGCTACTGGACCCGTGGTCTCGTGGACAAACAACAAGGAAGGTCGGTACAACCTTGGCCTCGTTGGCTACACGTCTGATCCCGACCCGACTATCGAGCCTGGCCTCAACGGTTCGAAGGTTTCCACAGACGATCCAGACCAGTACCTCAAGCAGGGCACCTGGTTTGGACGAGTACGTGCTGTGGATGTCTGGGGACAAACCGGCCCCTGGTCCGCATCTCATTCCTTCACCGTCAGTCATCCTCCGACTGTCCAAGATGTGTGGCCGAGTGGCGGCAAAGCCTTTGACGACGACGCTTTCCCTGTGCGATGGAAGTTCGGTGACGCCTGGGTCGGTGATGCACAGACTGCATTCCAGGTTATTGTACGAGATGGCTCTAACAATGTCATCCACGACACCGACAAAGTCTCCAGCGGATTCAACACTCGCAAGGTAGTCATCCCCGACACCTTCCTGGAGCAGACGCTGAACCTGGCGATCAAGCTGTGGGACAAGGATGACGTCGAGTCCCCGTGGTGGACGGGAACCTTCCGGCTTGCCAAGGCCCCTGTCATCACGCTGAACTACCCGGCGCCGGACGAGGTGGTCATCACAGGCCAGCCCATCCTCTCCTGGTCGAGTGTGTTCTCCTCGGGGGCAACCCAGAAGTCCTACCACATCGCCTTCATCAACCGCGCCACCAAGACGGTCGAGTACAAGACGTCCATTGTTGCATCAGCTGCGACGACCTGGAATGCTCCGACTGTGGTGCTGAAGAACCTGCAGAACTATCAGCTGGCACTCACGATCACGGACACCAACGATCTGTACACCACGCTGCTACGGAACTTCAGCACAGACTACGTGCGCCCGCCGACCATCCAGTGTGAGGCGTTCGTCAACACGTACGAAGATGAAGGCTACATCGACATCATGTGGCCTGACGTGTTGGTCGATCCGCTGTTCGTGGAGTACCGGCTCTATCGCAAGCGCGTGGACATCGACTTCCAGGACTGGGAACAGATCGGCACAGTCACTGATCCGAACGTGTTCGAGTTCCACGACTGGTCCACCAGTGGCGAGGCGGTCTACAAGTTCGGCATCACGCAGGTGGTCATGCTCTACGGAGCGCTTGTCGAATCACTGCCGGACGAGAACGGCGCACACCTTGCGGTGCGGGGTAGCCACTACTGGCTCATCATCCCGGACCACGAAGAACTCAACACCAAGGTGTACAACGTCACCGGAGACAAGTCCACACGCAGGGTGGAGATGAGCCAGCACGTCATCATCGAGGGCGGCGGCTCTCGGGTGAACTACGGCAAGCCCATCGGCATCGAGGGTTCGATGACCGCACAGATTCGCGGCGGGTCGCTGTACAGTGCGCGCGAGTTCAGCCTTCGCCTGGAGCGCATTCAGTTTGAGCGAGGCTACTGCTTCCTGCGTGACCCGTTCGGCAACTACACTCGCATTGCGCTTGGAGAGATCGGCGAGAGCAGGGTTCCCGGTGTCGGAACAAACGAGTACAAGGACTTGGAGATCCCATACATTCAGGTGGCAGCACCACCTGACGAGGGAGGGTACGCAGGATAATGGCGAACACTCCACCGCTCCATATCCAGCGCGCGTTCCTCCAGCCGGTCGTCCGAGTCAACCGCCGTCTCGAGATCTACGAGCAGGACGGCAAGACTCCGTGGCGACGAGACCTATGGACCTCCCTCCTGGTCGGAGGCTCCGTGTCCGTGGACTACGAGCGAGACGAACGCAGGTCTATCGACCTGGAGCTTGACAACTCCTATGGTGACCTGAACCCCGAGGCCGGCGGTCTGTGGTACGACAAGGTTTTCAAGCTGTACTACGGCATCGACATCGGAGCAACCGAGCGTGGAGTCCGGGTCGCCATCGTCGAGCAGTATCAGGCTGATGGTCAGGCGTTCGCACTCAAGCAGGCACTGTCTCGTGGCGGGGTCACCGAGGTTCACTATCTGCCTTCGGTGACCACCTACGAGCAGATCCAAGAGTACGACGTACTCGTTTCCATCTCCGGTACGTCTACCCAGAAGGCAGCCTTCCTGACTCAGTGCTACAACCGAGGCAAGTCAGTCATCACATTCACGATGGATCAGACCGCCGCTTCATTGCCGTTGGTCGTCGGGAACGCGGGCGGCGCGCCGGTCATTGACGGGGCCACACGCCGCTATGCTGCGGTTGCGGGGGCATCCGACCTATCCGTCGGGTGGGACGAATGGAGTACGAGGGAGTTCCCTCAATCGCAGAACTTGGTGACGTGGGGCGGCCAGGGATTCGAGGACTTTCCGCTAGGATTCCCCGGAGCTGGTCACTCGACTGGTACGATTATTCAGGTCTCTGAGGGTTCGAGTGGTGCCCCCACGAAGGTGTACAACACCCCTAGCGCTGGGGCGTTCGTCTCTAGTCCGGCTTTGTTCACTGCCAACGTGACTGCAGGTGAGGTGTACTACTTTGAGACCTGGGTTCGCAAGACCACTACAGGGGTGACGGGTCGAGTCGCTCTGGTCAGGCGTACAACAGAAGCTGGACTTGCGAATCCTAACTATTCGCAGATCTTCCTGAACATGAGCGACATGGTTCAGAATCAGTGGCACAAGATGTCTGGCCTACTCACTATTGGTTCAGGCAAGACTCTTCTGAATCCATACGTTCAAGTTGGCAGTGACATTCCTGCCGGAGATGTTATCCAGTGGGACGAAGTCTACGTCAAAAAGGTTCTGCCCCAAGACTACTACCGCAAGGTACTCGCACCGGCGACCGGGGCGCAGACCATCGCAGCCATCAACGATACTCAAGGAGAGTCGGTTGGAGCAATCGCACGAGACGACGGAGATCGACGCTGGGTCCATGTCGTCCAATCAAACTTTGAAGAAGATAACTTTGTCGATCCAGAGGACTATGACTCGTTTGCGGGATTCGTTTCGCGAGCTGTTCAATGGTCTTCGACATACGATTCAGCAGATACATGGGAAATGCAGATCGGTGAGTATCTCGCGGATGCCATCTCCGATGGAGGTTCCTACTCTACGATACGCATTACAGGCCGCGACCTCACCAAGCTGGCCATCAACTCAAAGCTGGCATCCTCGACAACCTTCTCCAAGAGCACTTCCATCGAGGCGATTGTAAAGGCACTCGCCTCGAACGCGGGCATCACAAAGCACAAGATCCCCGTGACCAAGAAGGTGCTCGACAAGGACACCACCTGGGAACGCGGAACGTCTCGGTGGGAGATCATCAAGGAAGTCTGCAACACCAACAACCACGAGGTCTTCATGGATCACGAGGGGTACTTGGTGGTGCGGGAGTACCTCGATCCCCTTCTCTCGCCGACGAGTCTGTCGCTGTCCGGCGGCGTCGGGGGTAACCTCATATCACGCGGTGCCCGGACATCTGACTCCAAGCTGATCAATCACATCGTGGTGGTCGGCGAGAGCTCTGACTCCAACGTCCCACCCTCGTACGCCGAGGCGATCAACAACGATCCGAAGTCTCCGACAAGTATCCAGGAGCTAGGCGACAGGGTCGAGGTCATCACCTCCGCACTCGTCACCACGGTATCCAAGGCTCAGGAGCTAGCAAACTCGTTGCTCGCGGTGTCGGCACTCGAGGAGTTCGAGCTGTCCTTCGAGTCCACCCTCCTCCCCTGGGTGGAGCCCGGTGAGATCATTGACATGTCAAAGTCTGATAGCAGGTACTGGGGACCAGATAGGTACCTGCTCACAAGCCTCACGCTACCGCTGGACCTGAGTCCTATGAGCGGCAATGGAAAGCGAATCGAAAAGGTGGGGGTGAATGATGAGCCAGAGACAGCTGAGTGAGTACGCGGTAACAGCTGCAGTCCGGGACGTCATCAAGACCATAGCGCGGAACGAGATTCAGAAGGCTCGTCCGGCCAGTCGGTTGGCGGCTGTTCAGTCGATTGACCCTGTCGATCGCTCTGCGCAGGTGATCTTCGTTGGCGAGACCCAGCCCGTTCGTGTGCCCTACACCAGCAAGGCCCCCGCATTCACTGGGCAGTTCGTGCGAATCGGTGGCACGACTCACGATCGCTACATTGAAGATGTCATTGGTCAGGACTTCACATCACTGGAGTTGGAGAAGACCAAGGAGTCCGTCGGTAAGCTGATGGAGGCTGCCTATGGCGAGGGGTGGTTCGAGGCCGACCCCGAAGAACTCGGCATCACCATCGGCGAGTACCTGACATCGCTTGACAATCAGGGTGCTGTCGATGCGCTGGCGCAGACGGTCCAAGAAGTCGAGACCACAGCCAACAACGCCAACACTGCGGCCAACAACGCCAACACCACAGCAGGGCAGGCGCAGTCCACTGCCGACGCGGCGCAGCAGACAGCCAATGACGCGAACGCTGCGGTCGGCGGCGCGGTCTCGGCCGCCGAGGATGCTGAGGAGAAGGCCAACCTCGTTGAGCAGATCACAGCACAGATCACCAATAACATCAACGCTCTTGGTCAGGGCGTTGCCGATGGTGTGTCGGGTGTTGCTGAGATCTTCGAAACCATCGGTCACATCTTTGGCACAGCCAGCGAGGCGCAGGAGCGTGCGCTCGCTGCCACCACTGCACTGCGTGACCTGATCAATCAGAACGAGGCCGGGGCGGCGGGCGGCAAGAGTGGTGGCGACAACTTCGAGCGCGTAGACAGTGCTGACCTAGGTCCGAACTGGGTACACGAAGTCACTGGCTCGAGCTACTGGGCAGTCAACGGTGGCAAAGCTGTCATGGGCTTTGGGTCGGGTAGCTCGTTGGCGCACGAGCGCTGGAACGGGGCCGACAAGCCGGTCGGAGATTATCACCAGGCCACGCTTGTCTTTGGTAGTGGATACGACGCCTTCGGTAGCCCACTCATCTATCTCTACATCAGGTGGGATGGGCTGTACACTGGATCGGGTACGAACCGAATCCCGCTCAACTGCTGGGCTGTACGGATCGCTCGCAGTGGTGAGCTCACCCTGCTACGCATTGTCAACGGAGCGATGACAGAAGTCAACTCCATTGATTCTGGTCCGAACATTGGTTCTGGTACGGTCGTGTCGATCCGGTGCGGGTCTTTGGCAGATGAGCGGCAGATCATCGTCACCCGAGATGGCGAAGCAATCATCTCGCACACCGACACTGCCAATCTTTCGCAGATGGGTCCGGGCTTCCGCGAGATGGGATTCGCCGGATACGTCGATGACTGGTTCGGCATTCGCAGGCCACCCGCCAATATCGCCTCCTTCTCCTGGTCGGACATTCCGGGAGGTGGGGCAATACTTGGTAAAGGCTTCAGGTTCAGTCGAACCAATACCGCAAACCTAACTCAAGTTGCTAACGCACAGCTCCCTACCACAACCTTTCAAGCTCTTGTCTATAGCGAGTCTTGTAAACCTATTGCAGGTTCCACCCTTAATGCAGCTCGTGGGGAGTTCGCCATACCGTTCGAAGGTTGGTGGGACTTCGAGTTTGGCTTTTACGGCTATACGGTGAGCCTTTCGTCTGGTGCATCTACAGTGCTAGAGCCTGTTCTGTACAATGGACAAGGTGCACTGTCTACCACAATCCCCCTGCGCATGTCAAAGATCACCAATGCGGGAAGTACTGCGGGACGAACTCAGATACAAGAAGTTGCCAAGTTCAGGAAGTACTGCCTAGTCGGCGAGCGCGTTGCTCCGGGCTGGGCTGCCACACGTCTTGATTATATGACTGCAGATGCTGCGGGAAATACTTGCTATTTCAACGGAGTACTGCTCACACCATAGGAGGCACATATGGAACAGAAGACCGTACAGTTCGACGAGTTGCCGGGCGTATTCACCCGGCTGACACGCGGAGGTGATGATCAGTTCGGGCCGAACTGGATCACCTACGAGTGCTTCGACTCGAACATGAATCCGATCCCCGGGACAAGGGGCGGATTCAGGGGGCCGGGCGTGCCGGTGCCTGAGTCTGAATCTGAGGAAACCGAGGACCAGCCCGCTCAACCATAGTCCTATGCTTGACGAAGGACTAAGCACGAGCTAGCATGGCACCATCTCAATAGGAGGCAACCAATGACTGTACCCACCCCAGCGGTGCTACCACCCAACGTCTTGAATATCAGGTCGTTCAACGACTTCATCGCAATGCTCTACGCACTGCTCCCGCCGCTGTCGCTGATCCTCATCAGCTATGGCACCTTCACCCAGGAACACGTCACCCTCTGGATCGGTGCGGCGTCGACGATCCTGCAGCTGATCCTGCAGTTCGCACGCACACAGGACTTCGCGCGACGGGTGATCTACACCATCTTGAATCTCGCGGTCTCCGTACTCGTTGTTCTCAAGGGACTCGATCCCGACTTCCTCGATGTGTGGATGCCGTTGCTCGTCCTCATCCTGGGCGCACCACCCGCCGCGTTTGCAGTACAGAACGTCAACACCACCGGAGACAACGTCGTGCCGATCGACCGGGGCGTTCCGCCCGAAGGCGATCAGCGCGCCGCGTAGTAAGCCCCCGCTGCCCAGGTACTGACCCCCCGGCCCTGGGCAGCGGGACCCCTCAGGAGGCACCAATGACCATCGGTTACCACAGGAACAACTATCGAGCCGACGCGCTCGAGTCGACCATCGAGCATGTGAAGTGTCACATCGCTTCGATCGCCGATCCTGATGACGACCCCACAACCTTCCACGATCAAGTCAACATCGAGCTGTCACAGAATGAGGATGGCTCGACCAGGGTGTACGGAACGCTCGAGCGTGACCCGGCGTGCGACTACTCGCTGCCCGAGGACTACACCCCGCCGCCGGACAGTGAGTACCAGCGCGGCTTCGGCGAGCGTCTCATGAACTCGCCCCAAGAACTTCACGATCACCTCATGCAGAAGGAGACCTTCGAATGAGTGTCGCGATCATCGGAGCGATCGCCCGCGAGAACGTCCGGCTCGGTGGCATCAGTCGGTACACGCAGGGCTGGGAGACGCGCGGCAACGGACAGCGCTCGAACTACGGCGGCATCCTGCTGCACCACACCGCAGGTGGGCGCAACGTCAACATCGACCAGATCTTGATCAACGGACGCTGGGACCTCGCCGGCCCGCTGTGCAACTTCTGCATCATGTACGATGGAGACATCGGCGTGATCGCAGCTCATCCGGCGAACCACGCCGGTGCATCAGGTGGCTGGGACACCAGCCCCTTCGCTCGCACCGGACTGTTCAACAGTCAGATCATTGGCGTCGAGATTCAATACCCAGGCACCGAGCCCATGGCACAGGTGCAGTACGAAGCTGCCAAGCGTCTGACCAACGCCACGCTGAATGTGCTGGGCAAGCCTCGCGACTATCGCTGGGCAAAGTTCCATCAGGGCACCAGCATCGAGGGCAAGTGGGATCCTGGCTACCACCCCTCCGGCAAGACCTACAGCATCGCACAGTTCCGCAAGGACTGCGCGGGCATGCCAGCAGCGGCGGGCGAGAACCCCGACTCCCCGACCTGGCAGGACAACAGGTTCCAGCTGCTCGGTTCGAAGGCTGCGTGATGGTTACTCGATACCACCCCATGAAGAAGGGGTACATCATCACCAGCCCTTTCGGGTGGCGTGACTTCGACAAGGCCGTGCATCAGGGTATCGACTTCGGTCACCCCGACGGCTCGGGTGGTATGCCAGTGTTCGCCGTCCAGGCGGGTACGGTCATCATGGCTGGTACCGCTCAGGGCTACGGTGGGCCTGATCCGCACGGCTGGCTCGTCATCGACTCGGACGACAGTCAGGGCTCGGGCGTGTTCGAGTACGGACACATCACCCGACTGCCCTCGATCACGGTCGGCACCAAGGTCAAGGCCGGTCAGCGCATTGCGACGATCAACCCGAACCGCTCGACCAACGGTGGCACTGCACCTCACGTGCATATCAGCTACATGCCTTACGAGTACAACCCGAACAAGAAGCAGAACTGGTCCGGCAAGCTTGCCGGTGCGCTGTACCCGGATGCTCCGGCACCCGCGCCAGCACCGGCACCAACCCCACCGAAGGAGACTCCAGTGGCAGCAGCAGATGACGTGAAGCTTCAGCTTCGCGGACCCAAGGACAACGGCTGGCCTCAGCTCGCGGCACAGCCCGACGACGATGGCGTGCGCTTCTCCCCGACTCACAACGGGCACCGCGACGCACTGTCGCTCGTCGACGGACTCGCGGTCGTGATCAAGGAGGTCACCCTCCGACTCCCGCGCGCAACGCGGGGTGTCCGCGACTATCTCTCCCGCAAGGGCGACACGGTCGCAGGCAACGCGGCCAACGCAGCGGCCATCGCCTACGAGAACAACGTGATGCTCAAGGCCTTGTGTCGCAAGGAGGGCATCGCGCTCGAGAGCTTGACCGACCTGGAGCGATAGACATGAGGTCTCCGCTACAACACAAGCTGCACGCGGACGACATCACCAACAGGGACACTGTTCAAGACCTGACGGGGCTGTTCGGGATTCTTGCAACAGCTTCGGGGTTGTCCCTGGTCATCCAGGGTGAGGCCATCTGGGCACTCGGTGTCTACGATACCGCCAAGACGCTGCCCCAGTCACCCGAGTCGTGGGGACTGATCGCCATTCTTGCTGGCGTTCTCATGTTCGTCGGCATGTACTGGGGCAAGCGAAAGACGATGAAGGCGGGGGCTTGCATCGCGGGACTGTGGAACTTCTTCTTCGCGTTGAGCTTCTGTGACGAAGCCTACAAAGGCAACATTGCCTGGCAGCCTGTGATCCTCTATCTCATAACAGCACTCGTGTATGCGGTGCTGTTCTACACCTACAAGGGGTCCAATGCCGTACAGCGAACTGAGGCACGACAGTCGTAACCCATTCCAGTGGGCCGTGATCGCGGGCATCTGGGCTTATAGCATAGTCCAGATTCTCACCGACACATGGCCCGGGCAGATCGAAGAAAATACGAACCAGTTGTTCAGGTGGATGTGGGGAGGCACTCTTACCCTGGGCGCTACACTGGCTCTCGTTGGCATGTCGTACTCGATCGTACTGAGCCAGCGCAAGCTAGGCAACAAGACATCTAAGGGCCTCCCACTCGAGGCCGGCGGATTGTACTGGTTCGGTCTTTGTCTCGGCATCTATGCCGGAACGCTTTACTTGAACGGCAAGGCAAGTGCCATCCTCGCTGCCATCATGTTCTCCGTGGCGGCGGTGGCGGCAATCATCAGGGGGGTTTGGATACAGAGAGGCTTGCGTCGAGTGGGACGCGGTGAACCAGCATCTGGAAAGACTCCAGTGCTACCCCGAGAGTAGGATACCGCCGTGGAGTTCAACCTGGAGTTCTGGGTTCAAACTGCTATCACACTTGCGCTTGGCACCGGCGGAGTCAGCGTTTTCACTGTATGGAGAGACGGGCGTAAGGCAGAAGCCGAGACCAAAAAGACCAACTCGGAAGCGACCGGCACCGACGCGAACACTGCACTTACCAACCAGCAGTGGATGAGTGAAGAGATTGGCCGACTGAAGGAGGCGCGCGAGGAGGAGGGGAAGATCTCCCTCACTCGCAAGCGCGCCGGATCGAAGTTGTACCGCTACATGGTGAATCATGAGACCTGGGATAACCAGGTGATTGAGGAGCTTGCGAAGGTCGGAGTTACTATCCCCCGACCTCCGCACCTGCAGCTGACGCAGGAAGAGTTGGACGCCCTAGAAGTTTAACGGCGATCCCTGCTGCGGGCTGGGGAGGGCACTCGTTGATGTCCAGACGTGGTGCTCACCCTCTGGGCACGGGTACCCCGAGTCCTCCCCACCCCGTAGACAGTCACAGTTCTTGCAGTACTCGATGCGAGGCTGGTTCTTCTTCACGTGCCCACCTTCTTCTCCTTGATGATTCGAGCGGTCACCTTTGGCCGCGGTTCACTGACCTTCGTGTTGGTGCATCCCCGCAGTAAAGACTTCTGAATGGAGTCCAGGTCGGACCCCTTCAGCATCTTCTCGATGTTGGCCTTGGTGCACTTGCCGCCGATCGAGTTAAAGAGCTCCTCGCCGATGATGCCCTTCACCTGGACGGGGTCGTAGCTAGATCGAGTCTGCGAGATCATCTCGACATGGAAGTCTTCCGTATCGTAGCTGATCTCGTCGGTCTCCATTGCGTCCGCGATCATGAGGTTGTCGATCTCTTCGAGCGCGTACTTGAGCTGCTTCATGCCCGACTCCAGTTCGAGCCGTTTCTGGGCCAGCAGGTTGCGATCTCCTGCTAGATACATGAGCCCGCCACCATCGGCGTTGCGTTGCCATGCAGTACAGGTGGCCTTGATGGGGCAGAACATGCACCCCTTGCCGAGCTGTCGCTGCCCCTTGCCGGTGGTAGCGAGTATGCGCTCGGCAGTGTCCTTGACGTAGCGCCAGGTGATGACGTTATCGTCCCTGGAGAAGTGAACCTCGACCGGACCGTAGCGGAGCAGGTAGAACTGCACCCAGATTTCATCGGGGTCGAGGTCTTTGTACTCTGCCTGCGCAGCCATACCGTACATGCGAGCCTGGACTCGCTGCATCAGCTGCTCAGGGGAGATAGGTTCTCGCACGGTCTTGTAATCGACCACGCGAATGATGACCTTGCCATCCTCCTTGATCAGATCGACCCGGTCGAAAATGAAGTTCATTCTCTTGGGGCCGTCGGAGGTCTTGATCATCATGTGCATCTTCTCTTCGACCTGCATGACTTCCACGCTGGGGTCGAGGAGTTCTCCGATTCGATCGTGCCAACGCTGAAGCATGTCCTTGCCGTCGGCGTACAGCGGATTCGACATCGAAGGCATCTCGCGAAGATGCTTCACGAAGGATACATCAAAGAGTGCGAACAACCTGTCCTCATCGACCTCGTGAGTCTTGTCGATGAACACCTCTTTGACGTAGAGTTCGAGTGGCTCGTGGACAGCGCTGCCCAGCAGAGCGGGCTTGGATGAGCTACCCACCCTGGGCAAACGCTCGACATACTCGGCGTGCCAGCCGCGCGGGCACTCCTCAAACTTAGTCAGCGAGGACGCCGAGATGGTCTTCAGTTCCACGTGTCACTCTCCCTTCTTCCTGCGGTTGGATCGCCCGCCCCAGATTCCATCTGTTGAGCCGGTGACCTTCTTGTGATTCCAGCACTGCTCCGTTACCGGACAGGTGGAGCAAACCTTCTTCGCACGTTGTGCTCGCGCTGTCTGGCCTGGCCCAGGGAAGAATGCATCGGGGTCTGGATAGTCGATGCAGTTCGCCTGGGCCACCCAGGAGAGGTCTACTCCTCGCTTTCGGGGAGCCGGGGCGGGGCCGGAGGTGTCACCTTCTCCGCAGATGCAGGCGTCTCCGACACGGTCGGCGCAGGGGAACTCGGGATCGGCTCCGTCTGCAGCGGCTCGTTCTTCATCTGAGCCACCACCTCCAGCGGGTCTGTCGGCTCCGTCGTCCCGTCCGGCGAGAGTTCGGCAGATTCCGGTACATCTAAAGGGGTCCGGCCTCCGGCGGACTGGCGCTGCATTTCCGCCTCGAATCCAGTCTTCGCCGGGACGGTGGCTGCCACAACTTCGGCAGCCCTCTGCTCGGCTTCGCGTGCCGCCTTCGCCTGGGCGGCGAACTCGGACTGGAATGCGGTGGGAACTTCTGGTGCAGCAGGCCCAACAGTCGGGGGGGCGGTCCGAAAGTCAACATCGAGGTTGTCTTTGATACCACTGATGGGGTGCTTGTGTTCCATTGTGAGTGTTCTCCTAAGGTGGGTAGGGGGATACCGTGGTGCTATCCTAGCATGGGCTTGTCACCCGCGCTAGATGGGACTTTCGTTTACTCTTTCTTCTCCTTATCCTTGAACTTGCGTACCGAGTCGAGGACTGTGTCCACCACAAAGCACGCACCTGCCATGATGATGAGAATCTGAAACACCAGTGACCAGCTCATTCGTCCCACAGGCTCCCTTCCTGTTCTTCCAACTTCTTCTTTGACTTCTCGAACCGCTCGGGATCGAGTTCGATCGCAACGGCGTTCCGCCCCGCGTTGCGCGCGGCCCGGACAAGGCTGCCCGAACCACCAAAGGGGTCGACGATGAACTCGCCGGGTTGCGTGGAGTGCTTGATCAGGATTTCAAGCAGTCCCTCCGGCTTCTCGTGGGGGTGGATCAGCTTGTTGGGCCGCAGCTGGGGGAAGTGGATCACTCCATTGCGCCGCTTGGAGTGAATCGGCACCCGACCCTTCTTCAGGAAGATGATGAACTCGTGGCCCTGACCCCAAGAATCGAGATCCCCCATACCTGGTCCGTCTTTTTCCCAGACAAGGACAGCCTTGCGCTCAAAACCGTGCCGGGCACCCAGCTCATCGAGAGCCGAAAGCCATTCCTTGAGGACTTGATACGCGGTGAAGACATAAAGGTCGCAGTCATCTGCCGTCTTAGGCAGGAGCACGTCCATGACTTCGTTGAAGAGCTTGAGGGCAACTTCAGGAGACTCGTCATTCTTGATCTTAGTGGCATGCTTCTTGCCGGCCTCCGTCTTTGCCATGTTGGACTGATTGTCGACCCCAAAGGGCGGGTCAGTGATGATGCAGTTGACCCGCCCCGGCTTGAACTTCTGACACAGTTCGACAGAATCTCCAAGCCACATCTCATGTATCTTCACTTCACCCCGTATTCCTCTTCGTCGTCGAATCCGACCGCTTCAGCCTCGACCGAATCGAGCTTGAATCCCCATGCAGTGATCTGATTGACGATCGCCTGCAGTCCGTCGACGTTCTCCATCTCGGTCATGACCTCTTCGGAGCAGACCTCGGCCAACTCCTCGGGGCTGATCTCCTCGCCAGGCGACAAATCGAGTACTCCGTCGTCGACCTCCACCTTACCGTCCTTCAGGTGGAGTACCAAATGCAGTTCCATGCCATCCTCCTAGATGAGTTCGAGTTCTTCTTTGATGGTGTTGGCTATGTATCTTGGCACCGTCAAGCCGGGCTTGATCTCGTAGTTCACGTAGTGACCGTGAACTCCAGTGCGGAGGTAGAAGGCCACCGCCTGCCCGGTGAGGTCAGCCCGCCGACGGAACTCGAAGAATCCACGGATGCCGGGGAACTTCTTGCGAATGTCGTTGTACAGACCACGGTCAGCGTGGTACTTACCGAGAGCGTACGCCACCCACTGGTCGGGGCGACCGACCCAGAACTTGATCAGGTACGGAGCGAGCTCGGGCAACAGTGAATCCGTCTTGACTGTGGTGGCGATGAGGTCTCCACGGATCGCGAACTGGTGAACTCGATCTTCGACCGTGCCCCACGAACCTCGCCCGCCAAGGATGCCCTCGCCTGCGATGGTTCCGCCCACTCGATCACGGCCATCTCGTCGAGGATCGGACAGTCCGAAGTACCCGATGAACTTCTTTCCGTCCAGGGGGAGGGTGCCGAGGCCGATCTCCTGCGCGATGTTGCCCGCGATCCAGGCACCCTGCGAGTATCCGACGAGTGCGAACGCTGCACCGGGGGGCAGTGCGGCGATCGCGTGCTGCAGTTTGGTCTCGCCATCCTTGACGCTGTCCACGGCGGCGGCTTCACCACCGAAGCGGGCGAGGTATCCGATCGACCTGCAGTAGATTCGGTAGCCGTTGTAAGCGCCCGGCAGCTGATCGACCACCTGCTTGAGTAGACCCTCGGGTTCGCGCAGGCTGTTGGACGATTGCGTTTCCCAGGTGCCCGGCACCAGGATGACATAGAGGATCTTGCTCACGTCAGTACTTCTTTCCGTGCTTGTAGGGGCGGGTGAAGTTGTACCTGATCTTGCGGATCAGTGCCTGCCCGAGCTGGCGATCCTTGATCCGAGCACGGGATGAGTCCGCGATCCGCACGAACACGTCAGCGAGCTCGGTTGCCGCGCCCTCGGGCTTGCGGAGCACGAGGTGCATGTCGTCATCGGGGTGGGTACTCGTCGGCAATCGGTGAATGCCCTCGACATTCTTGTCCGAGTACCACAGTGCGGGGCGACCGGCACGGTCCTCTTCGAGTGCTTCGCTGACCTCACTGTGGATGAGGGCGATCTCCTCGGGGAAGCCGCGCTCGGACTCGTGAAATCCGTGCGACTCGGTGATTCGCCAGCAGGCTTCCTCGAGTACCGCTATGGCGTCGATGATCAGCTGCTCGCCATCGTCGGTGAGTTGGCCGTCCTCGAGAACGAAGGCTTCCATCTCTGCCTTGGTGGGCGGCTGCGGCACGTACTTGGGGTCCATCTACTTGCTCCTTTTACTCTGACCGGAGGGTCCGGTCGGGGGTCTGCGGGACTGGGCTTGCTTCATAGCTGCGCGCTGCTTGAAGGCTTGAACGTAGGGCGAGTCTAGTCCGCTTGTGGTGCCGTCGCGGTGACGCACAACCTTCCACTGCTTTGCGGAATTGAGACGGGGCCTGTATAGGATTGGATTCTTTTTGTCCATCTTCCGGCATCGGCGCTTATGACTTGGACTTAAGTATGGATACCTGATCCAGCGAGGATCGAAGGCTCCCCCCACCACCATCCATAAGTCCCAGCACTGATCACATCGCCAGACAGAACCCACGCCCTCGGCGGCTCCGTGAACATTCCCCAGGTCACTCCAGGGACGCCACTCGCCTTCGGGAACCGGCTTCTGTGGCGGCTCGCATTGGTGCGGCTTGGGCTTCAATGGCTCTTTTCCAAGTACAACCATCACGGCTCCCAGGTATTGTCGATGATCTCGGGTCTCAAGAACTCTTGGAACACCCGCTTGAGTTCTTCCTGTGCCGGATCGCCAAGCGGCGGGTCGAGTTCGTACGTCTCCAACTGCGACCACACCTCGATGATCACGTACGGCACAGTCGAGACCATCTGCGGCCCGGCGAGCCGCCCGCCGACGTCGATCACGTCCCGGTCGTTGCCGATTGCCACCCCCTGTAGGGCATCCTCCGTGGCTTTCTGCATGTTTGTGGTGTCCGCGACATGCGACGTTGAAGTAGACGTCCGGTTGACTGCGATCTCCAGTTGTCGGCTGAAGGTGAACCGCAGTCTGTACATGCCAGGCTCGACCTGAACGTCCCGAGCTTGCAGCTCCGCGCGCACCGCGTCCTGGTAGGCCTTGAGCTGTCGATTCGGGCTGTACTTGGGCCAGTGCTTTTTGGTCTTGGGGTTGTAGATCATCGTCGGCTTGCCCATGGCCCACGGTTCTGGGTTCAGTCCGACGCCCCAGACCCTGTAAGTTGCAGTCATTCTGGCACCTGACTGCCCCAGGTGTACGCACGCTCGAGCTTGGTGTCCTCGTGAATGCGATACACCTTGAACTTGAGGTGATGTGCGACATGCAGTTCGAGTCGGGCACCCCGCGACTTGGTCCAGCCAGGCATGAGCGCAATCCGCTCGCACAGGAGCAGGCCGTTGCGCAGATCGTTGCGCAGATACTCGTGCCACTCGAGGCGACCGATGTGCTCGGGGTTCTCCTCATGGATCTTGCGGGTGAGGTCGGCCGGACTGTGGACCTCGTAGCCCCGATCTCGCAGCGCCTTGGAGTACCGATCGAACTCGGGGATATTGTAGTTCTCGATCCCCGACATCGGACCTGCAAGATAGATGTTCACGGTAGGTATCTCCTTACTTGTACATCTTTGCCGGCTTTAACCCCTTCGCGGTACGCTCGCCAGGCCTTCCATGCCGAGTCTCCTGCGTAAGTGGTATCCCATGCGGCGCCTCGTGGAAAGGTATTCCACACACTGACGATGAACTTCACACTCACGTAGTCCTCCTCGGCATGGCGATGGCCTCGTAGCCATCTTCACTCTGGAACTTGACGAACGTACTCGGCTTGTCCTTGTTGTAGTGCATGATGACGCTTTTGCCGGGCGCATTCTGCACTGCACTCTTGAAGTACTCCGAAGAGAACTTGAACTTGACCGGCGGGTGTTCGCACTGATCCACCATGAAGATGGATTCTTCCACACCCTCGCCCGTGTCGGAGGATCGGACAGCGAAGATCGCCATCTCATCACCGATCTCCAGCTCCATGGCAACCTGTCGGTCGTCAGTGCCTGCCGAGCACACACGCTCCACGATCTCCACGATGTACTGCTTGTTCTCAAAGACGAGAATGTCGGGGAACTCGCGGGCAAACACCGAATCGACGTTCTTGTAGGCGTCATCGTAGAGCACGCACTTGATGTGCACATCTTCCGAGGGCGCGATCAGCAGGTACGAGTCCTCGACACCCACCTTGACCTCGTCAAAGTTGCGCAGCACCGGGCCAAGCAAGCGAACCGGCACCACGATGTTCTCGTGATCCGATTCGGACAGGTCGATCTTGATGGGCATGGTGGCCAGCGTGTAGTTGTTCGAGGCGACGAGCTTCTCCTCGTCGATGTACACGCCCGTGAGTGGCGGGTCATTCTTCTTGGAGCACGACCACGCCACTGCATCAACGAGCTTGCCGAAGTTCTCCACCACCGGGAGGTCGGTGTCGTCGAAGTCATTCCACTCAGGGAATGCTTCGTGCGAGACGATCGGCAGCGTGGCCTTCATGGAGCCGCTCGTCATTGACAGCTGGGTTGACTGCTCATCACTGAGTACCAGCTTCGACCCCATCCTGGACGGCAGCCGAGCAGTCAGGTTGAACATGAACTTGCTGGACACCCGCCAGGTGACGGGTGGGCCGTCAGACTTGACGGGATACAGCGTCTCCATGTAGAAGATGTCACCGTCAGTGCAGCGCAAGGTCACGTACTCGCCGTCGAACTCGAACACGAAGCCGTGGAAGTCCATGAATCGGTCGCTCTTGGTGGGAGCTACCGAGCTGGCCTTCTTGATGGCGTCGGCGAAGGCGGAGTTCTCAAACTCGATTGTCGTTGGCACTGGTCTCCTTCGCTTGTTCGACATTCTTGGTGCGCAGCTTCATGCTGGCGATGAACAGGTCACGGGCGAGTTCGGGGTGGGTGTCCTTAACTGCCGTGGCGTAAGCGTGCAGTGCGCTCGGCGTGGCCGGGTCGGACTCCTCGAGGACGAAGCACCAGCCCATGGGCTTGCCGTCGATCCTGGATACGAAGTACTTCGCGAGGAGTCCGTCACGGCTCGGATCTTTGGCGGGCATTACTCGCCGATCACCAATTTACGCAGGTCGGCGGGGTCGGCCGAGTCGAGTGTGATTGCTCGCGCCTCAGCTGCCACGTGGTACACCCACTTGTCGAGCCGGCGCTGCAGGTCGATCGAGAAGAAGATGTCGCTGATGACGTCGTGGTTGCCCTTGGCTTCCTTGCTGGGGTCACCCTCGATCGCGCCGGTGAGCGTGGGGTAGTGGTACTTGACGAACTCCATCTGCGATGACGAATCCACGCAGCGGTGACTGAACAGATTGTTCAGGTCGGCCATGTGAGCGGCCAGGAAGCCGCGGTCGAAGTGCACCGAGCTGCCGTACACCGGAACCTTGCCCAGGTTCCACGCCTTGACAACCTCGACGGCCCGTTCCTCGACCTTGTCGGGCGTGAAGAATCCGGGCGAGTCGGCCTGAACGTTGACGAGCTTGGCGAGTAGGCCCGAGCCGTCGGGTCCGTGCATCTCCTTGATCACGTCGTCGAGCGTGCCAGCCTGGATTTGCATGATCACACTGGGAGAAACCACCAGCGAGTGGAACATGTCCACCACCGTGTAGTTCTCGACCAGGGCAATGCCGATCTCGGTGATGTGGTGGTAGGTGGGGATCAAGCCGGTGGTCTCGAGGTCGATGTAAACGGACTGTGTCATTTGTTGTACTCCTTCTTGAAGTATGCGTGAATGTCGGCGCGGGGTATGAGCCAGTTCCTTCCCGGTCTGATTGCACCTGGGTATACCCCTTCACGCAGGTGCTTTCTGATCGTCCATTCGGTGACGCGCAGCAGCTTAGCTGCCTCCCGCACCGTCAAGTACTCGGGCTTCTCCTCGGTTGCCACGGTTAGCCTTCCTGTACTCGTGGATTGAGTGGTCTTCTTTGGCGACGTCTTCGATGTAGTTGATGCACCTGGTGTAGTGATACCAGCACAGGCGCACAACTCGCCGGGTTGCAGGTGATGGGTAGTTGTTCCACTCAAGATCTAGTTCAACCTCGCGGATTTCTTCCCCACCACTGCGGTAGTTCTGTGCATGCACAGGTACTGCGTTAGCCCGAGGGGTGTGAGGCCACTGGCAATTCTCCCGGATGCACCCGTTTGTCTCCATCACCCTCCTTGCATACTCGTTCGTGCCATTCATCAGGGCTGAACAGCTTGCCGTCGTGCGTAGTCGGCGAGCCGCAGCCGGGGCACCGATGCAAGTCGTAGTCGCACCTGTCACAGCACTGATAGCAGCCGCCCTCACGTGCGTGAGCTTGGGGATCACAGTTCTCGGTGGGTAGATCAGTCACGGAAGAACACCTCCAGTGTGTCCATGGCGCTGCGTATGCCATCGGCCTTGGCCTTGGCCTTCAGTGCCCTGTCTGCATGGATGCTGTACCCGTTGCCACGCTTGACATCGTTGTAATACTCTTTCGATTCGCGGCCCACAGTCTCCTCGAGTGCTGCGATCTCGAGATGCATCCTGATGATGGCGAACTGGATACGCTGCTCGGCCGACATTCTGCGCGTGATGTTGAATCCAAAGATTCTCACAGCGTCCCCTCCATTGCTTCCTCGAGCTTCTGCATGAAGCCCTTCGACTTGGCTGCGCCCTCAATGATGGCTTCGTTGGCGAAGTTCTTGTCTCGAATGATCGCCTCGACACGAGCCTCGCAGCTGTTGCGCACGAAGTACTCCATCACAGTGATCGGCGTGCCGTGGCGCTCGGAACCAATGCGCCGCAGTCGACCGACACCCTGCTCGTTGAGGGCTGGGCTGAACTCCTTGTCGATGAACTGGCAGTACCGAGCCTCGGTCATGTTCAGTCCGACGCCCATCGCTTTGATGATGCCGATGATGATGGCAGGCCCGTCTGTGTTGGCCCACTCCTTCACCACCTTCTGACGCTTGTCCTTTTTCACGTCGCCGTGAATCTCGTAGATCGGTACGTCAGGGTCGATCGCGCGCAGCCGCTTGATGTACGCTTCGATGATCGGCCTGAACTGGCTGAACACCACGACCTTCTCGCCCGAGTCAATCAACTGCTTCACGTCTTCGATTGCCAGATCCAGCTTCGGGCTCTCGTCCGAGTCCGGCAGCAGCGTTGACGTGCCCGCGCAGATCTGACGCAGCCGTAGGTTGCGAACCATGGCATGCTTCTCGAGGATATTCTCGTGCGGTTCCTTCTCCTCGAGATAGATGAGGCCCCATGGATCGAGGTTGCGCCACTGAACCAGATGGTTGTACATCTCCTTCGGGAGACCCTCCAGGGAGACGTTGCGCTTGATGAAGTTGACCTCGGGTAGGTCCAGCACCTCGTCGATCTTGCGGCGCAGCATAACCTGCGAGAGCTTCGTGCGCAGCAGGTTCTCGTTCTTGATCGACACGGACTTGTGATCACCCTGAATAGTGATCTTCACAAACTTGCTCTTGAATGCTGCGAATGTACCCCACTGTCCGGGGGTCACGATGTCGAGCAACGTCCACAAGTCGACGACCTGGTTCATCATCGGCGTGCCGGTGACGCAGAACTTGCGGGGTGCGTTCAACTGCTTAGCATTCTGGTACCGCTGAGACGCGGGGTTCTTGATGTTGTGTGCCTCATCGAAGACTACGATGTCAATGTCAAAGGCGTTGAGCTGCTGGACATGTTCTTTAACCTGCTCGTAGTTGAGCACTACGATCTTGTCGCCGGGCAGCGCACGGAAGCGCTCCACCTGAGCGAACCGCTCCACCACATTCGCACCCGTTACCAGGCAGCTCTGAATGTTGGTGAACTTCTCGATCTCCTCGGCCCAGTTCAGGCGCAACGAAGGTGGTACAACAGCGACCATGGTGCAGTCGCGGTCGGGGTTGATCTTCTTGACCCGCCAGCAGTGCATGCCGAACACGGCGAGCATCTGCAGCGTCTTGCCCAGGCCCATCTCGTCGCCTAGGATGGCACCCTTCTTGTCCTTCATCCACTTCACACCATCGACCTGGTGCTGCTTGAAGACGATCGAGTCCTTGATCCAGGGCTCAAGACTGCCACGGTTGCCGAGCTTCTGCGGTCGACTCACTCGGCTACCACTGACTGTGTTGTTGCGTACACGAGGGGCAATGTACTCATCGGGGGCTGCCTTCGCTCTGGTTGGCGGTGCTGTCCGCTTCGGACGGACCGGAGCTTGTGTTCGCTTTGATTCAGTTATGCGCTGCTGTTCGGCGGCTGAGCGCCGATCAAACTCGGCGCTAGCTGCCTTCAAAGCTTTGAACAAGCTCTACCCCCATCGTTCCTTGTGTTGGCACCCGAGGCACCCGGCGAATCTGATCTCAGTCTCGATGCGATCCTCGATCGTCGAGTAGTTCTTGCCGCAGCTCTTGCACTTAAATCCCTTGGACTTGCCGCCGGGCGTGAGTTCGGGCTCCAGGTTGTACTCGTGCATGAGTACCGAGGGATCGTCGGGCTGTCCGATCTCGGGGTCGGGCTCCGGCGGGGTCGTCTGAATGTCCTGAAGCTTCGGCACCGGATTGTTCCGGTCGAGCTCGTCTCGCTCCTGAATCTTGGCCCACTCTTCGTTGGCATCCTTGCCTTCGACGGTGAGCCCCTGCAGGAATACCTGCGAGCCGATGGTGAGCCCGGCCAGTTCGATCCGCACGTGCGGGTCCGAGGCGCGTTCGATCATGGAGCGAAGCGTGCGCGTCTGCTCGATGGTGAGCTCGGACAAGAAGTGTGTGAACTCGGACAGGAATGCCGAGTGCTCGCTCTCCATCTCGGCGGTGATCTGCTGTTGCTTCTCGCGCTGCCACAGCAGGAAGGCTGCGTGGCCCTGCATTTCCTCGGGTAGTTCTTGTTCGCTCATGTAAACCCCTTTCACTTAAAGGAGTGACCGGGAACCTGCCCCTCGTCAGATTCCCGGTCACACTTTGTACCGTCAGATCAGCTGATCAGAACGGTGGCTCGTCGTCGTCGTCGTACGTCGAGGTCCCCGCCGAAGCCGTTGGCGCCACGGGCTCGGGCTGCTTGACCCGACCCTTGGTGCTGAACACCTTCTCCTTCTCGGGTTCCGGTTCCGGCTGTGCCTGTGCCTGCGGCTGGGCCGGCTGCGGCTCTTCGACCACGTCGGCGTCGATGGTGTTGTTCTCGACCACCTCGTTGTTGAGGTTCGGGTCGTCCGACTCGTTCGAGTCCTCGTCGCGCGGCAGCGGGTACTGCTTGAGGAACTCCTTGGCCGACCGGAAGGACTCGTAGTAGTCCGGGTGGTCTGCCTCGTCGGTGATGCCGACCTTCTCGTACGTCGGCGTGCAGTACTTGACGCTGCCCCGGCGGAACTTGTCGAGACCCAGCTTGGTCACCGCCGTGAACGTGTTCGTCTTGCGCGTGACGAAGGGGGTCAGGTAGGTCTTGGTGGGCTTGACACCCGACCGACGAACGCTGAACAGGGCCGGAGACCAGACGGCGTCGTCGCCCTCGCCCTCCATGTAGAGCAGCGGGAGCGTCCACTCCTCGGCGCACCACGGACGCTTGCCGCTGGGGTCGGTGTTCCACTCACGGAACTTGCACTTCTCGCAGGGCAGCGACGGCTCGGTGAGCATCGGAACTCCGAGCACCTCGACCTCGATGGGCTTGAGGTCGGCGGTCGTGAACCGATCCTGAGCCTCCCACGGGAAGCGCTTGTCACGCGGCACCTCGGTGCTGAGGTTGGGGAACCCGTGGCGGAAGTCGGGCGACTTGCACAACGGCGAATCCTTGGACTCGCCCTCGCCGATCTCGGCGGGCCACATGAGCCGGCCCTTGTGGAGACCGAGGATGATGACGGTCAGTTCGTCGAAGGTCTCTTCGGTCTGGCTGTGCTTGAACACGCCGTCGGCGTGGTCGATCTGGAGCCGGGGCATCGAGATGTCTGACTGGTCGAAGTCCTCGAGGCCCTCGAGGCCGGTCGAGTTGGCTTTCCAGTTGACAACGTCGGTGGACTCCGACACGGGCTGAACAGAAGTCATGTTGGTTTACTCGCTTCGTTGGTGTGAAGGTCTGTAGATCTGAAGGTTCGTAGCGTTGCTGTCCGCACCAGGCGAACGTAGTACATGGTACCACACAATGCTACACATGTCAACGCCGGGCGCGATTTTTTCTTTTGAGCAACCTCCCTGGAACTGGTTCGGTGAACTGAATCCCGTGCGCCACCATCCACACCTTGAAGTCAAGCTCACTGACACGCCAGTCAGGAACCGATTCAGGTGCGGCGATGTTGGTGATGCGCAAGCGAGTGCCCTGCCTCCCCTGGCTGCGCCCGGTGAAGTACCCAAGCTCGTTGATGATCTTGGATTCGGGGCAGTCGAGGAGGTAGGCAATCTGATCCAGTGTGTAGAAGAACTCTCGCAGTGGGAGGATCACCTCATTACGAATGTGATCCTCGTCGAAGATGCTAGGCATCTTCCTTCGGAGTCCAGTCCGACTCCACCACCTTGCCCACACCGTTGCGCAGGAAGGGGGTGAACTCTGCATGCACGAAGGGGAACATGTCTCGTGCCGCACGAGGTGACACGATCACGGCCTTCTGTCCGTTGCCGTACTTCTTGCGCTGATGGTTGTAGACCTTCTCGATGTCTCGCACCATCTTCTGCACAGCCTCGGGCGTGGCCCGCGCAGTCTGGAAGGTGTGGAACCTGATGTACACCTGCTCCGCACCGGAGAACAGGGGTATCCTCTTTCTCTCTTCTTCGAGTGTGCCCATGGCTACCTCCTCTTTGCTTTCTGTTTCATTGCCTCGAGCCCGAGTTGCATTCCGTCCAGGGTGAGGCCCGAGAAGAAGATCGGCCGACGATGGATCTGTGCGTAGCCGATACGAGACCACCGATCGAAGACCGCTCCGATAGCTCCCGAAGACGGGGGGTTCTCGGGATCAATGAGCAGTCCTACCTGCGCCGGTGTGAGTGGTCCGTCGAGGTCATACTTGCCGGCCTGGTATGCGATGCAGACTTTCTGAACTTCGACTTCGAGCTGGCCCCTGGCGCGCGTGCCGGTGGACGTGGGCTCGAACGTGCGTGCCGATTCCGATAGGGTGGGAGCGACGGACGCGGGTTGCTCCGGTCGTTGTGTGGGACGGGCCGGGTCGATCAAAGAATCAGCCCTAGCCAGTGCTATCTGTCCCATCCAAGTCGGCTCAGGTGGCTCGTAGTTGGGGTTGCCGTGCTCCTTTCGCTTGGCCCCTGCCATCTCGTACATCTTGTTGATGGTGATGTGACACTTGCAGGAACATATCTCGTGAGCTGTGCAAACCTTCATGGGCTTGCCGCTCGGGCTTACCGGTGCCAGTCCTTCATGTGCGCCAGTTCCACAGAAGCCGGTGATGTAGTTACTCTTGGGCTTCTTGACCTTCGTTTCTGTTGACACCTATCATCTCCTCTTTTGCGACGAACACGCCGACGGGTGCTGATGAGAAGGCGGTGGCCTGCTGTTCGAGGATCGCTCCCGAATCCCCAGACCAATCGCGCTTCAGGTACGGTAGATCGAACTCGTCACCCTCGCGAACGAGGACGGCAGACTGCGGGCGGAAGCACCGGGGGTACTTAGTGCTGCCCTCTTCCAATGCGCGGTACGCTATGCGATCGCGCTCACGTACAACCTCGCGCGCATTCTCGCACGAGATGGTGATCATTCTTTGGAACGCCGTGAGCTCATCTTCACGCATGGCAGTGAGCATGAGCTTGATTGTCGTGGCCTTGTCCGAGAGGATCAGGGTTACCTCGGCACCATCCTCTGCCGAGTCCCTCTCACTCTTCCGGGTGTCGATGTAGAGCGTAGCCATGAAGGTCTTGATCGACACCCAGGCACGGCGAGATGGGGACAGTACGTCGGAGGTACGAGTTCGCCCGGCCATCCTACGGTGCAAGTTTCGCTTGTCGTTTGGCCCTGGCAACTTCCATCCTCTCCTGGTGGGACACTCGGGCTGGCGCGTTGTAGTCGTCGTCGTTGTACAAGCAGCGATCGCAGAACCACTCGAGTGCCCGGGTGCGGAAGACGTTTCCACGAGAGCCCATCGTGGCAAAGACCACTTTCTTCACCGAGAGGTTATCCCGAGGAACGATGGCTCCGCACCCTGTGCAGGCGTAGTCTCCTGCCGGGTCGGGCTTCGTGAATGCCATTGTCTTGCCTTCCTATAACGGTTCCGAGATGGTACTCGGAAAGGTTCGCCTGCTTTTGAGCGCGTCGTTGTTGTTCACGACACAGTTCAGACACTGATGCTTGGTGACCAACAGCAGGGAGTCGATGTCGTTCTTGAGTGCAGCCAGGGGGCGGGCGCAGGAGCTGCACTGACGGGTGCGATCCGCGCCGGTGACCTCAGCAAAGCCGATGCCTGCATCCATGAGCATGCCAGCGATCTGGTCGTGGGTCACTGTGAACAGGTCAACGTCACTGCACACGGGGATGATTGCAGGCATAACGAGCCCACCGAACTTGTACTCACCCATGCAGAAGATGTCCACCATCGAGGTGTGAATACTCTCGTCTCTGTCAACCATCGAGGGCACGATGATCAACTCGAAGTGAAGTATCACCTCGCCCGCATTGAAGATCGGACCCTTGAATACGACGGGAGCAGGCTGGAACCAACTCGCAATGTACGGCAGAAGGTTGAGATCTGCGTAGGTCTGGGTCGTTGCGCGGTGGTGCGGGAGGCTGTAGCACTCCTTCGACTTGTCTTGAAGGTGGTCGCCCCTGCACTGTGTGATCAGGTTGATGTAGGGGATGTCAGGCATGTTGGACATGGTCAGTCCAAGGCCGGCTCGAATGTCCATCTGAATCCTGATGCCAGGCTCGTTGGAAAAGTCAAAGGTCCATCGAACCTTGTTACCGTAGTCATCGAGGCGGGCGCTGGTTATTTTGAAGTCGAAGTACTGCTTGTTGTGCTCGGCACGCATTCCAAGCATCTGGGTGTTGAGTTCGAGGTGGGTGTCGAGAAACTTCTCGGTCACCAGGTAGCGGAAGTCAACGACCTCGACGCCGGGAATGTGATCTTGTATACCGAACTTGTCACTGCTCGTCATCGTCACCCCCTTTGTATTTGAGTAGCTTGCCCGTGGGCTTGGACGGGCCGAGCTTCTCTTTGTGCTTGCGTACCTCGGGGAGGCTGAGCATCCCATTGGTGTGGAACAATCTGATTGCCGAGTCCATGTCGTGGTCGACCTCGACCACTGGCTTGCGGCGTGCTGGCTTGGGTGCTGGCTTGGCCTCGACCTTGGGCTTTGGTTTGGGCCGAAGCTTGGCGGAGGTGGTGGATGCCTTGGGCTTTGCGCTAGCCTTCTTGCGTGCGGGCTTGTTGCACGAGCACGGATACTCGTCACAGAACAGGCAGGGTTCGCCACCCTTTGGCATTCACTTACCTCCCATTCTTTAGCTTATCTTCAGCATGCATTGCCCAGAGGATAGAGCCAACGCAGATGCCGCCAACAACAAGACCCCACGCAGCGGCAATGCATATGGCGATCAGTGTGTTCAATCTCTGCCTCCGTTGTTTCGTACATGGTACCATACGGTACGCGCGGGTGTCAATCCGATGACTTGCTCTCGCGTATGGCATCTGCGAGATCGAGGATAGCCACTGCAACAGCAGTGGTTGCGGTGGCGGTGGCTCGGTCTACAGCCCGATCGTAGTTGGCCGTGCGATCTTCGGCAGAGCGGATGAGTCGCTCGGCTCGTACTCGATTGGCGCCCTTCACTGCTGCTCCGTTCCTGGATGGTTGGTGTGCTCGTTGCAGTGCTCGGTGATGGTGACATCGAGCTCTGTGTAGTCGTACATGTCTCGGGCATCGACCTCGCCCTTGCATCCACACTCGGCAACGAAGTCACCGAAGAAGTTAACTGCCATCGAGCTTCGCCGCCTCGTGGTCGTACTGATCGGAGCTGATCTTTAGGATCGACATGATCGTCTCCTTCGGAAAGTTGCCGTGCATCTTCTTGATGGCGGCGAGGTCGGACTCCTTGAGTGCCTTGAACTTGCCGGTCTTGGGGTCGGCAGCCGGGCCAGTCGGTGGGCGCTTGGGCTTGCGCTGCTTGGGTGGCTCGCCCATGTACACCTCGCCGGCACTGATCGCACGACCTCGCTCGATCTGCTCATCGGTGCGGCAGCCGGGTGTCTGTGCGTAGTCGAGCTCGCCTCGGTTCATGCGGTAGCGCTTGCGTGCCCACTGCGCTACGGCTTTGACGTCGGGGAAGTGACTGAGCGGAGACACCAGCCAGATGGAGTAGGCCAGGCCCTGGGCCTCGCCCTGCATCCTGATGTATCCATCGACGAGCTTCTGTCCCTGGCCGGTGTCGTCGGGCTCGGACCACTCTTCGATGTTGGACTTGTTCTCGATCAGATACTTGGTTATCTGATCGAGCTTGGCCCACATCGCTTCCATCGGGGGCAGTCCGTTCGGGTCGTTCAAAGGTCCCTCCTCGATCTTGTATGGGCAGGTAAGACTCTGGTGTCGGGTACGCTCAGCGTATGCACCCTCTTTGCTGCGATGGAAGGTACGCCAGTGGCACCCTGCAACACCGCACTCGTATGTGTACTTTTCCCGACCCTCGTTCTCGGGGAGATCGAGGGTCGGGAAAATCTCAGGCCAGCCGGACACTAGCCGTCGTCTCGGTTGAGGCGCTTGATGTAGTCCTGATACTCGTTCTCTGTCATGGGCATGCCGTGAAGAGTTCGAGTCTTCGGCTCCTTGTCCGTCTCGGGGGTGGCGTCGTCGACCTTCTTGATCGTCGCCTCCGAGTCAGTGACCACAGCCGGAGCCATGCCGTAGTTGAAGGCGGCATCCACTCCGGTGGGAACCTTGCTGGACACACCGCCGACGTTGCGCGCCACGTGCTGGAACAGGTTGAGGTAGCCGGTGTTGCTGCCGACCAGGAAGTTGGCGAGTGCATCCTTCACGTCTTGCGGAATGTCGTTTGCGCTGATGCCCCCCTCGGGTTCGGTGGCGCGGCCGACCTCGATGCGCCACGTGCCGCTCATGTACACCACGTCGGTGACCTTGGGCTGGAAGGCGGGAATGTCTGTCATCAGAAAACTCCTGGGGGTTTCGTGTTCTCGGTGTTGCAGTGCCATTTGCCTGCGGCGTCGGCTTCCTGTGTGGTGCGAAGGGCCATCGAAAACCATCCACACTTGCACTGTGCCATCGGGAGCCGGTACTCACCCCGCCCATCACGTTCATTGAGGGGCGGGGTGAGGCACAGCTCGTACTCATGAGCGGGACCACCGGGTGTGCCGATCGGCAACACCTCGATGATCTCGAACTCCGGCTCGTCGGACATCAGTCCTCGGCGGGGGCTTCCGGCTCGGCGGGGGCCTCGGGCTCCGGGTCGTCGAAGTACGTCGGCCGCTCGTAGGTGTAGTCCGGGCCGTTGCTCGGCAGGTCACCCATGTTGATCGGCTCGCTGTTCGCGCCGCCTCCGATGTTGTCGCCGTTGGTGGAGATGATCGGCGGCGGGCAAGGTGCCGGGCCGGTCGGGGTCGAGATGGTGCAGGCGGTGCTGACGTACGCCGGTGCCGGGGTCGGGCTGGCGACGGCGATTGCCGGTGCTGCGAATGCGAGGGCTCCTGCTGCGAGCCCGAGTGCGATGCGCTTGATCATTGTGTGTTCTCCTTCTTGTTGTTACTGCGGTGGTTGGTGAGTCAGTAGCAGCCGGTGAACGAGTAGTAGTCGCTCGTGTCCTCGGACTTGGCGACGAGGACTCCGTCGAGGTAGATGGCGCAGTACACGTAGCCGCCGTCCTCGTCGGTGATCCAGGTGCTGACGTACGAGACGTCGTCACCTGCGTTGAATGTCTGCCACCCACAGCTGCGAGTGCCGTCGCCGATGCGACCGGACAGTCGGAAGGTTCCGTCCTCGGTGCCGCCGTAGGCGTTGGTGTTCTCGATCTGCACGTCGGCCCCGCTGTCGGTGCACCAGACGTACTTGACGTCGTCGTACTCGTCGACGCTGACTGCGGACGCTGTGCCTGCCGATGCGGCGAGGATGGCTGCGGCGCTGACACATGCGATGCCAGCCTTCTTGAGCATGTTCATTGAGTTCTCCTTGGTCTGTGGTACCACGGTGTAGGTAGAAAACAGGCCCGGCCTAGTGACCGGGCCTGTTCAAAGCGACTACGACTGTGACGCGGTCAGTCGTCGTCGCCGTCTTCGGACTCGCCGGCCTCGTCGTCGTCCTCTTCCGGCTTCGGCGGGGGGTCCGCATGGAAGTGACCGAGGGGCGAGTGGTCGAGGCTCTCGTGGAACTCGAACGCCGCCTCCGGGGTCATGGCGTCGATGTCGGCGAGCGGGTAGCCGTGGCGATCCACGAGGTGACGCTTGATGTTGGTGATCGCGATGGGGTTGAGACGTCGGGGCTTGAGCTCGGCGACGGCCTCGGGTGCGAGCGCCGGGTTGCTGATCTGTGCGGTCGGAACCATGACGCCGTTCGACTTGCCCTTGGGCTTGTAGAAGGTGAACTGTTCCGAGGTTGCCTCGATCGTGGCCTCGACCTGGACGGGCTCGGCGCCCTCCTCGGTGAGGGTGAACGAAACCTTGCGGCCGACGTACTCGTCGAGTTCTACTGTTGGTGCGGTCATTGTGCCTCCTTGGATTGGTGAGATGTTTTTGGTTGCTCCGTTGTACGGTACCACACACGACAACCCGTGTGCAATACCCGTCCGTGACTAACTTTTGCTATCGAGCCACATCATGAATCCAATGAGTGCTACAACAGCGAGTGCCACGATTGTGTCCTGCCAAGTCATCGTAGAACCTCGAGCGAGTTGAGTCCGGCGAGACTGATGTACCGCATGAGCTCCGGCCAGGTGAAGCCGGACTCGGGATGATCCTCGAGGGTCGGGGCCACGAACCACTTGGCTGCATGCTGTCCGTTGTCGTCCGACATCAGAAGCGCTGCGCCGATGGCAACCGAGGGCACGGTCATGGCTCGCTCGACACCCTTCGAATCCTCGCCTTCGCGCACGAGATCGAAGGCCACCACCGCTGGGTAGATGCGGCCCTCCTCGAATCGAACCTGAGGCTCGAGTGCGTAGATCTCCTCGATGAGTGCGGTCTGCTGCTTGAGCAACGCCTCGTCGTCGGCGTCGCCGTCGGCCTCGACCCACGACTGCAGCTCCCGAGCCAGTCGCTTGCACTTGGCTTCGAGGAGCTGCGCTCGGGACAAGAACCCGAACCCCCCAGTGTTACGACGCTTCCGAGTTTTCTTTGTACTCACTCGCCCTCGCTTCTCTTGATAGGTGATGCCATCTCACTGACACTCTCGTGTTGCCTTCCGGCCTGGTGCAGGGCTGGTCACGCGGCGCGAAGCACGCCGGGCAGCTGACCTTACTGGCGTGTACTGCCATCTGTCTCCTCGATTCGTCTGGTCTGGTTGCGATACTCGGGCGGCGGAAGCAGGCGCTCGTCTGTGGGGTCGACGCGCCTGGGCCAGGGCTTGATGCCAGGGCCTGTGATGGGGCCATTGATCGGGTAGCTTCCGATAGGCTTTGCTTCCTTTGCCTTGCGCCTGGCTATGATCCTTCGGCCACGTTTGTTCTTGCCCTGCTCGGTGTTCACTCGTTTGAGCCACTGCTTTGGGGTCTCGTCATACCAGCGACCGATCTCCTTTGGCCCCACCCAGATGGTGTGCTCTGGTAGGCGATGGCCTCGCCGCAGATTGCACAGCATGTGGGTTGGTCTCAGGTTGTCCTTGCTATCGGTGCCTCCGAGAAACCTTGGTATGTAGTGGTCAGCGTTGAAGTACCAATACCCACCCTTGAGTGTGTAGTCAATCTCCTCTCCGCATATCCAGCACGGCGGCTGAAGGATTCGACACTCGCGCTTGAAGCTCAGTATCGCCATGCGATCAACCGAAGCCACCGGTCTCCATCACCTTCAGTCGGACCTTGCCGCGCTGCGCCCGGTCGAGTCCGCCCTTGATGTGGTACCCCTTGGGGTAGGTGTAGGTACGGTTCTTGATGAAGCCTGTACGACGCTCGATCAACGCACGCCGACGCAGCCCGCACCGCAGGCACCCGAGCGTTTCCCAGTAGCCCTCGGTGTTGAAGATGATGTCGCCTACTGCATCCCAGGCGTGGCCGTAGATACGACAGCGTGCGTGGTCATCGTCGAGGTTAACCTTACCGATCTTCATGTGTTCACCTCCATCTCCTGTGCTCTTCGTCCCACGTCTTGACCCCGGCGTCGGGGTAGTACAGGTAGGTCTCGTGTCGGTTCTCGTAGTCGTACTCGGCCGACACCACCTGACCCTGGCCGAGGATCACCAGCCCGGCGTTGCCCTGTGGCGTGGGTGGATACAGGTGTATGATGTTCAGCTCGGCGATGTTGAGATCATCCACATTTGCAGACTCGAGGACGATCTCGTAATCGTCCGGCACATCGGCGAGCGCGGCCTTCATCTCACCAACCGAAGCAGACCACTTGTTGGACCACTTCATGTTCTCCGGATCATCGCCCACCGGTTCGGGCATGAACTTGCTCATCAGTCCTCCTTGATCCTGACCCTAAAGTTCGGGAACCCTCGCTCCCGAGCGTAGATGTAGTCATCCCAGAATCCCTCGGCCTTTGCATAGGCCTCGATCTCTGGGATCGAAACGAACTGCGAGGTGTGGCAGTACCCGCACCCTCCCTGGAGGCACACCCCATCGGGGCCTGGCCAACAGATCTTCAGTGCGGTTACCTCTGCCTCTGCCATGGTATTCTCCTTACCTCAATCGCTTGCCCAGGTGCTCAACCACAGTGCGGTAATCAGACGGACCATCCACCCGCACAGTCTCGAGTCCGTGCTTGGTGGGCGAGTCCGTGCCTGCGCCCACACCGAGCACCGTGTAGCGCTGGCGCTTGCACAACTCCAACTCGTCCTTGAGAATGTCGAGCTCTTCGTTGTAGTTGGAAGCGGGCATGGCTCCGTCGGTGTAGTACATGATGATCTTCTCGGTGGCCTTGGCCTTGTCCGCACGGCTCCGGTAGAACCGGAGCGAGTGGCCGTCCAGGTTGCCCGACACTGCCGTCGCCCGGCGCAGTCGATCCTTCTGTGCGGTGGACCACGGCTCGTCGGCGGCCTTGATCTCGTAGAACGCAGCACCCATGCGTGCCTCGCTCCAGTACTCGTAGTCATCACCGTCGAGGTCGTAGGTGGTGTGACCCCAGATCTCGAACGAGACATTGACACGAGAACACACGTCAGCCATGCCAAGCACGGCCATCTTGATGTTCTCGTACGTGCGACCTGCGGTCGAACCACTCGAGTCCATGCCGATCACCACGTGGTAGCTGCGTGCATCCGGTCGTACCTTGGTAGCGAAGATGCGATCGTCACCGAAGGGCACGCGCTTAGCCAGTGACTTGCCATGCACCCGCCCGCTCCGCTGGTTGCGATGCTTCTCCACTCGTGCATTGAACCCGAAGGCGATGCGCGCCTGGTTGACTGACGCGCCGACGATTGACTCGGGAACCTTGAAGTTCTGCTTGTTGGTGACGTAGCTGCCGTAGTATCCCGACTCGGTCCACATCTCATCCTTGCTGTCACCCTCTCGGATGATCAAGGGCTGGGCCACGTTGATCGGCACGCTACCCAGCAGGGCCAGCGACTCGATGACCTTGGTCAGTTCTTCCTCGGTCTTGGCATCGGCGGGTGCGGCCTTGCCGTGGTGGTTACCACCTGCACCCCAGGCATCTTCGTCTTCTTCGTCGTCGTCGTCATCGTCACCACCTGCTGGCGCTTCGCCCTCATCCTCGCCGCCGGCCTGGGCCTTGCCCGTCTGGCGCTGCGGCGTGTCGTTAGCACCACCTGCACCATGCCCGATGAACTGGGCGAGGAACTTCATGAGCTCCTTGAGCAGCTCGTCGAGCTCGTTGTCGTCAGCGTCGGCGTCGAACAGGCACAGGTCATTGTCGTTGGCGAACTTGAGTGCGCATGCGGCAGCGACCATGGTGTCGTAGACATCCCGAGCGTTGAGGAACTTGTCGAGGATCATCTCACCCTTGGGCGAGTCCACTAGCTCCACCACCTCAGGATCGAAGTGGTATTCGTACTCGACCCCGGTGGCTTTAACTAGAAAGATCAAGGAGATTTGCTTATCCTTGTCGAGGTCCGAGTACAACGTGAGGCCACCGTCGTTACCCTCGATACCCTCGTTGATGATGCGGTCACCCCTGGCACGGAACTCGTCCTCCATCTCGGGGAACTCGTCGAACATCTTCTTGTTGCATCGGATGTCCTCGCCCATCAGCGTGAACGCCTGCAGCCAGGGGTGGCGCGCGAGGGACACGAACTTGAGGCTCGTGTCGTACGTGCCGATCTCGCTGAGGCCTTCGTGCAGACGTACGTAGAAGTCCCACGTGAGGAAGGTGCGCATGGTCGCGACTGCGTTAGCAGTGCGCTGGTTCTCCAGCTTCTCGAACGAGCCCATCATGCAGTGCCCGATCTCATGCTGCAGTGTAGCCATGATGAACTGCCGATCCGCACACGAGGGGCACAGGCTGGTACCCAGTGCGTCATAGACTCGGCACAGCGTGGGGCGATGGCGCTTAGTGTAGGCCAGCGACATCGGAGGTCGCAGCCAGATCGTGTCCCCGTCGGTCTGCGACTGTGACCCGACCGCCAGCTTGAGCTTCTTGTTGCCGGTCATGTCACGTGCGTAGACCTGCAACTGCGGCAGCATGCTACGCAGGTTGCCGATCGCCCGGTCGTAGCGGCTGTACTTGGCGGGGACGAACGATGTCCTGGGCACTAGACCTCCTTGTGTTCGACGAACTCTCGACAGTTGCAATAGTAGTGGGAGCAGTAATGCTCGACTTCCTCGTCCTCGCTGTGGTCCATCTTCTTGTGACCACACAGGCAGGGCCTGGTACTCTCTGCCATCATGCGTTCCCAGATCTCACGCAGCTCCGGATCAAGCCGCCGACCTATGGGATGATCGACGAGCTTGTTCCACTCTTCCTCGGTGATGCCCCGGTACTCGGTGTCCCACTCGGCCATCAGAACGGCATGCCATCCGACGAGGAGTTGAACACCATGCGATCCCTCAGGTCAATGGGAATGCGTGCTGCAACCCTGATCCAGAATGCATCACGATCGACAGCGATGATGTCGCCGCACGTCTCGTAAGCAAGGCGCCGATCCTTATTCACTGTCATCAGCACCTCGACCATAAAGAAGCACTCGCCGCTGTTTACCTGGCGACGAAGGTTGCTGTAGTACCCGCTGTGCTTAACCAACACGGCGAGATCTTCGGGAGGTAGCACCACGAACTTGCGCTTCCTGATCGGCGGCGCAGGTGGTATGTCAGTCACGACGGTGCCGCCCCTCGTAGTTGGGCCTGCACCCGGTGAGTACCGCTCGATACAGCAGCCTCGATGCGGCGACATGCTTGCCGTTTGCGTGGTCGCTGGAGTTGCCTGTGCACTTCTTGCGAGCCAGCATGATCTGAACCTGGACATTCTCCTGTGTGTCTCTCATCAGCGCTCCTTCATCTTCTGATCCACGATGTCGAGGATGGTTGCCTTCTGCTGGGGCTCGAGGTAGTCAGCCACCGCCAACTGGTAGGCGCGTGGCATCTCGAACCACTTGGTTGCACGTGCCACCTTGATCTGCGGGCGGATGCCCCACGTGACTGCGAGTGTCTGGTCCTCGGACATGGACCGCAGCGCCTCGGCGATCTTCATGATCTTGTTCAGCGTGTTCTCGCTGATGTCGTAGTCGTCGAGCTTGCACCGAGCCTTGATGATCTCACGCTCGAGCTCGGGCTCGGGCAGCGTGACGAACAGGTGCATGAGGCGTGAGCCGTCGGCGTCACCGAGGACTGCGGCACCCACGTTGCGAGGATCCCAGGCGGGGTTCATCGCCATGCCGAGGAAGGCGAACGAGTTCCGCTGAATGATCTCACCCTTGTTCGCACCGATGGCGAGCTGCTTGCTGTTGTCGGTGAGCGGGCGGATGAACTGCCACACTGCGGACGGTCCGACGTTGGGCTCGTCCAGGAGGATGACACCCGGCTTGTTCCAGCGGCTTGATACCTGGCCATACTGGAACACGGTCTCGTTGTTCTCGAACAGCAGCTTGCCCTCGAGATCGTCACGCTCGCTGTCCTCGGTGATCGAGATGCGAGTGAACGGGAGCTGCATCAGCCACGCCATGTGCCTGAACAACTCCGTCTTGCCCGTGCCCGCTTCACCATGCAGTGCGGGAGTCTCGTCGAGCTCCATCCACAAGCAGGCGATGACGTAGACCAGGCCCATGTGGTCGACGTAGTTCTCGGGATGCTCGTCCGACCCAGTAACCGGGATGAGCGCTCGCTCTTCCGGAGTGAAATGCTCTGGATCGAAGATGGGTAGGTAGACCGGCGCGCGCGGCCCGTCGATGCGCCGCCACGCCCGGATGCCAATGGCCGATTGCTGCGGGGTGACGTCCCGATCGCTCGTGTATTGGGCCGGATCGGTGTCGGTGTCTACCCCGCCGTATCCCGATGAAGCAACGCCGTTGTTCAGTTCGATGAACTTACCGAGCAACGGGTCGAGGTTGAACGTACTCATCAACGACTCGATGTGCTGACCTGTGTTCGAGGCGTTGATCCGGGTAGCAGCGGTGCACTTCTTCGCAACCGCACTGGCACGTGGCTCGGGCACGAGGTTACCGAACTTGGTGCACAGTGGCATGTTCATGCCGACCAACTCAATGGACTTGGATGCGGGTGCGAGGTAGTGGCACGACCGGCACGAGTTGCATGCCGAGTGTGACTTCGGCGCCTCGGGTGCGCCGAACCCGATCTTGAGTGTGACCTTGCCGTTGGACTTGGCATACGGCTTGCCGTAGTCAGGGCAGGTGGTGGCGTGCTCTGCGAACGACTGCTCGCACGCTGCCGCCCTCATGTCCGGGGTGGACAGCACCTTGCCTAGGCGGGCACACGATGCTGCGCCGGTGACCTTGCCATACAGGTGGGACTGTACGGAGTGGTCACCCTCGCCGACGAACGACGGACAGTTGATACAGGTTGGGTTGGTGTTCATGCCTCCCTCTCGGTGATTCATTGGCTTGGTTCAGCATACATGGTACCACGGCGTGTGGTACCATGTCAAACTACGAAAGCAGGCGGGCGACCGTCGGCCTGTAGCTCCGCGAAGTGCTTGTCACACAGCGGGCCAGGTCGATACTCGCCTAGCCTGTACATCTTGTTTGCCATGGGCAGGCCGGCCAGGTTGATGGCGCTTCCGATCGGGGTGATCTCGGCTGCCGTGCGTACGCACTGGACGCAGACGCGGGCACTGTGCTGGATCATCCACCCGTGCATCTTCTCGGCAGCGAACAGCGGGTTCGGGATCAGCTCGTATCCGTTGTTGAGTTTGCGCAGGATGCGGGCGACTCGATCGACGGCGACGTAGAAGTCCATCCCGAACATCTCGTCTTGGAACAGGACGGTGACCGGCACGACAGGCTGTTCGTACTTGTTGTCCGGGTCGGTGTTGTAGATGGCGGCACACAGGTTGGTGTTGTTCTCGTCCCATGCGATGTGGTCTGAGAAGATTCTCGACAGCCACTTGTAATGGCTGCGCGTGTAGTTGGCCTCGACCTGTGACCACGTCGGGTCTTCGGTCATGCCTTCGAGGCGTAGCTCCAGGCGGGCGGGTAGTTCCCACTCACCTGATGCTGCGGGGTCGAACACTTCTGCGGCGACGATCTCGATACTCATTAGTCGCAGGCACCCTCGAGCTGGGCGATGCGCGTCTGCGCTGACCCGATGTCGATGTAAGCATTGTTCATCTCGTTCTCCACTCTCCAGAAGTTGCGCTTGAGTGCAACGCCGTCGTTCGGATTCTGCGTACCGATGTTGGCCTTGATCTGCCGCACCATCACGGTGAGGTCAGCCTTCGTTGCGCTCAGTGCATCGGTCGCTGCGTTCAGGTCATTCACTGCACGTATGAGATAGCCGCACTCCTTTGTCTGTTGCTTCTCCACTGTCTTGGTGATGGTGTGTACCTGTGGATCGGGAACGAAGATCACTTGCTCTTCGGTCACGGTCTCGGTCTCGACAGTTGGATCAGTCCACGCTGCGCACAGCCACCAACCTAGTAGCACGAGGCATAGGATCTTAATGCCTCGTGCTATCCAAGCGGTGTGTGCGTAGTGCCTGCGGTACTTGTGCTTCATGCCTCAGTCCTGTTCGGCTCCCGGCACGAACGGTCCCTTGTTGCTGTTGACCCAGCCGATGACATCGGGCCGAGCCTTCTCGCACTCGGGTCCGATGCCGTAGTGCCTGGATCGTGCGTCGGTGAGGTTGGTGCCGCAACTGCAGCACCGATGCTCACGCTCGGCGAAGCGATGCGCTGCACCTTGGGGGTCGACGAACACCTGTGCCCAGGCCTCGGGCAGTATGGTGCCCTTGTAGCTGTTGCTGTACTGGGATACCTGACCACTCGGCCAATAGACGGTGTGCCTGTTCCAGTCCTCGGCGATGCGGTGCTGCAGCACGGTGGCCCCGGCCATTCGTGTGTTCTTTGCGTCGGACTTGTGTGATGTCTTGCGGAGGAAGATGGTCTCGGTGTTGTCGTCAGCGGTGATGGCGTATCGCCCGTCGGTGATCTGACTGACCATCATCAGTGGCAGCGGGTCGTACACCTTCTGCACTGCGGGTTCGGGCTCGACTTCCTCGGCGGCCACTTCCTCCACCACTGGCGTGGGCTGTGGTTTGGGAGGGGGTGCTGCCTTCGGGATGGTGCCCAACATGCTGATGAGGTTCGATGCCTGCCACCCGAGGGCGGGCTTGTCGTAATCCACGTTGCGCTCGTCTGCCATCCGCTCGATGGCTGCAAGCTGGCGCTGAGTAGCGGGTCGGCGATGCCAGTCACGCATGGAGACGGGCGGCTTGCCGAATCCCAGCGTGATGCGAGTTGGGCTGGTGACCTCCACCTTCCCGTCGCCCAAGCAGTGCGGGCACACCTCGTAGTTGGTCATGATCAGGTACTCCTTTCGGTAGTGCCTTGTTGGTGGGGCTGTGATCAGACCCCGTGGTATGAGCGGTGCGCAGCCTCGATGTCTGCGTCGGTGATCTTGGTGTTCACGTCACCGAACTGCATGTAGTCGATGACACTGCCGGTGACGATCAGGCTCAGCACCATGGCACGCAGCTCGGCCAGGGTGTTGGAGATGCTGGTAAGCATGTCCCACTCGCTGTCGCTCATTTCGTACATGCCCAGAGCCATGCGTGCCTGCTCCCCGACGCTGCTCGTGAGCACGTCGCCGATCGGGACGGCGGACAGGCTGATCTCATCGGCGATCCCGTCGTTGTTCAGTGCCTGGAGTGTCACGTCGGTGAGTGTGAAGTCAGATGCAAGTACGAACTCGCGATCGACGTCACCGCTGTAGACCACGCGCTTGTGCATGCCCGAGATGTACAGCGCCCACCCGGCGAAGCACATGGCAGTCTTGCATCCGTGCTGCTTGAGCTCGTCGAGGTCGACGATGGCCCTGCCATCGAGGCCGGTCCGCTTGTTGAGCTCCAACTGCATCTCGTCAGTGATCCACATGCTGGTCCACGTGGACTGATCCCAGTCCTCAGGGTGGTCGACGATGGTGTTGTATGTCTTGACCAACAGGTCATTGTTCATTCTTCCTCCTCGTTGTGCATGATGCGCAGTGCTTTCTCAAACATCTCGGTTGCGATGTGTTCGACCTGGCCGGACCAATAAGTGTGCGACAGGTGGCCTGTGACTGTGTAGTACCGCAGTGTGCCTTCGACCATCCATGTCACCGAGATGGATGCGTCTGTTGCATTCACCGTGGCATAGAGGCCGTTGCGCTCTATGCCTGACAGGCCAGCGGCTAGCATCTCGAATGTCTGTCTCCAGATACTCGTGCGTTCGGACGCCTTTAGTATCTGACTACCACTAGCTGCGCTCGGTGGTGGTCTAGTCATCTTCCCACTCGCGCATGTCGCACACCAGTGCGGTCGCGAGGATGACAGCGACAACGAGGATCGTGAGTATCACTGCTACCTGCAGTGCGTGCAGCCAGGGGTTCATCGCATGAGCTCCCGTCGTCGGACCTCGGCGAGCAACTGCTCGTCGGTCGCCTCGCGCAGCGATAGCTCCACGCCCGCTGCACGAATGGACTTGATGTTGCCTCTGCGCATGCGGTTCTCCCAGGCGCGATTGAGTAGTACCGCTGCCGGGAACGCCTGCTGTTGGATGGCATCGACGCAGGCCAGTCGAAACATCTCGGCCCAGTCGAGGTCGGGGTTGGCTTGCACCAGTGTGTTGATCTCGTGGCGGTCATCCCGCTTGGCCGCCGACACGAGGGCGGCGAGGATCTTGTTACGTTCGGACATGAGGGTTACCTTCTTGTCTGAGTTGTTCGGGTCTAGCGGAGGATCTCCGTGCGCAGGGGTGTCGCATCCACGTACAGGTGACGCGCAGCGTCTGCGTAGTAGGGCTGGTCAGCGATGAACACGCTGCGTGTGATGACCACGGTCAGCTGATCCGAAGCAATGTTCACCTCGGTGACCACGGCTCCGATGCCGTGCCAGGGATGAAGGACTGCAGCGAAGGTGGCAACGTCCACCTCGTTGGGGTCCTCGCCGGAGTTGTGTTCTCCGACTCGACCGAGGTACTCGTCGTACACCTGCGTGTGCCAGGATGTCCACTGGTTGAGGTCACCAACCTTGAGTACTTCCATGTGTGCCATACTTGCCATCCCCTTTCGGTGGTTGGTTGTTCAGTCTGTGGACTGCTTGCGGATGCCCAGCAGGCGCTCGTGCCTGATGTCGGCTACACGCTTGGCCTCGACCTCGGCGACATGACGCTGTTCGTCGAGGTCATCCTGCAGGGTGGCGAGCTGATGGTCGGTGAGTCGATTGAGCTCACGCTTGCTGCGAGGTGGCATACTACCATCCCCTTTCTGGTGGTTGGTTGGAAGAGCGATGACCGGGCAGCATCCCCTGCGTGCCCGGTCATCGCTGCTGTGGGTGGGCAGGACTCGCACCTGCCTGTGTGCTACTCACCCTCCCTTGCTGGGTAGATCAGACCGCGATCGCACCCTTCACGCCCTGGCCGTCGGTGGCGGGGCGGAGGTTGGTCCACTCCCGATCCTTGCCCGACTTGGGGAACAGTGCGGCGGCGACTGCACCCGAGCTCGGGTTGTCGTCGCCGTACTCCTCGGAGACGTGCTTGGTGATGTCCACGATCTTGAGGAACGTGCCCGACTCGAGTCCCTCGAACGCCGACTCGATGTGCTTGGCGACGCTGCGACGCGGCCCGTCGTAGCTCGAGACTCGGGTGCCGCCGCCGGACTTGCGAGCCTTCTTGGCCTTCTTGCCCTTGATGATGGCCAGCGCCACGGTCGCGACGTCACCGAGCTCGGGCTTGTCGTCCTCGTCGCGGTCCTCGGTGCCTTCCCAGTCGAGGTAGTTCGAGAGTTCCTCGAACGCGGTCTCGGTGTCGGGCACTTCGTAACCCTCGGCGTCGGTCGGCACGTTCTCGCGCAGGTAGTCGAGCGCGGTCTCGTGAGCCGCGACGAGCTTGCCGTACTCCTCCTTGGGGTCGACGGTGACAGCGGGTTCGGCGCTGGCCGAGCCGGCCTGGATCAGCTCGTTGATCGCGTTGAGGGTGACCGCGTTCGGGAAGCGGGCCTCGTTGATCGCGTTGCTGATCTCGTTCTGCAGCCACTTCTTGCCGAGGTTCTTGTACTTGATCCCGCCGGTGATCGCTCGGTAGGCGAGGACTGCGCCCTCGAGGAACGACTTGGCCGCGACTCCGGTGGCGTCGTCGGCCTCACGCAGCGCGACCTTGACCTGGTTCTCGAACTCGTCGATCGAGTCCTGGTGCGGATCGGCCTCGGTCTCGGGGGTCTCGGTCGGCTCGGTGCCGGGAGCCGGGGCCTGCGCCTGCTCGGTCTCGACCTCGAACGCGGTCTCGTCGGTCTCGGTGTCGAAGTCGGTGTCGAAAACGTCTCGTGCCATGATGGTGCCTCCTTGGTTGGGGGTGATTGGAACTTCTACTGGATAGACTAGTTCAATGGTGGCACCATTGTCTAGCCGTTGTGCGGGTTTGGTTGTGTGATGTAGGTCACACAGCCGGGTTGGCCGTCGTGACCAGCCCCAGCCAGGGAGTTTGTATTGCTACAAACCCTTTCCTGGCTCGGACTCGGCACGCGGACTAGATGAGCTGGTTCGGGGCCTTCGGTGCGGACCACAGCTCGGTCGGAGCGAACGCCAGGTCGAGCTGGGACTCGAGGATCCTGTCGAGCTCGCGCTGTTCGCGCTTGGTCGGCCGCCGGTACTTGGTTGTGCGGATGGTCTGGTCGTACTTGGACGTGTACTTGCGCGTGTGGGACATGGTGTCAGGCCTTCCTGGCTAGTCGGAGGGTGTCCTCGAGGACCTTGGTGTAGATCTTGGCTGCCTGTGTGGCGAGGTAGGGCACTCGGGTGGCGTAGTGCAACTCCTGGACGTCGAGCGCTACGCATGCCACCTCGTACTCGAGTGAACTGCTGCTGCGCCATACTTCCACCGAGACCCAGCGGGACATGCTGGTCACGTCGACGTTGAGCCGGTAGGAACCGAGCTCGGCCTTGTCGGCGTCGAGGGAGCTGTCGTGAACAATCTCGATGAACTCCTCGAGTGCCTCGATGCAGCGGGCGATGGACTCGGGGCAGGTCGAGCCTGAGTAGATGGTGCGCATGATCTTACCGGCTTTCTTGTGCGTTGTCGTAGAGTGCTGCGGCGATGTCGCCGAGCTTGGAGGTCGAGTCGTGCTTGACTACAGTCTCCATGAACCGCGAGATGTCGTCCCACTCATTCGAGCTCGAGAGCTTCTGCACCTTGACGTAGAACCCTATGGTCGGCTCCGTCTCGAAGGGGTGCGCGTCTACGCGATAGTCTCCGACCAGGGGATCGGGATGGTTCTGATCGAGAGCCGTCATCTCGAGAGTGATGAACTCGAGGGCTTCATCGAGCCATTGCGGACGTGTGGTGCTGTGGAACGACATGGTGATGCCTTTCTAGTTGCATGGTGCAACTATCTAGTTGAATGTTGCAATAGTTACGATCTGCAACTATCGAGATCAGTATTGTGGACTACGTCTCACAAACCACACAACTTGGCGACGTCCGCCCGGTACCGCTTGGGGACGTCGAGGCGTAGGGTGCGATGGGGCCAGAGCGACCTTTTCACGACTTCGCTGTACCGGACCACTGCGGAAAAATGTAGGTCATCGCGGTCTACGCGGCGTGTAGAACTCTTGTTCTTTTTCACCCTAGCGGTTTTCGGTGCCGGGTTTTTGGGTTGCACAGGTCGCATGGTCTGATTCTCAACCATCGTTTTCACGTTGGCTTGAATCCCCGTCATGTTCCAACTATAGGCCGTGGTCTCGTCTGGGCGTGTTTCATCTTTGCCCGCCCAATTGTCCTTGTTGACACAATCCGCCTCGGTCCGTTCCCGCATAGCGATCACGGTATTCAGCGGTGTTAGCGGGGTGTTGATACCCGTACCCCGTTTAGCGGTGGCGCGTACCCGTTTGGTCACGGTGACCGTACGTGGTGCAGACGCCATAGGCAGCGGTCTACCCATGATGAACCCTTTCGTTGTGTGGTTCTAGTCCGTTGTGCAGCGATGAAACTGCACGCATGTATTGATCTAGCGTGTCACTATTGCCATGCGTCAACCCTACGGTTGCCAGCGGTCGACCCGTCCGTTTCATTCGGTGACCATCGCGCGGTCGTTCCTACACAACTCATGGAGACCCTAGACGTCCATGCCGTTGTGCGTGTGGGCCGGTATAGCGGTCGCCCGCTAGAACCCTAGTCCGTTAGCGGTCTAGTGCCCGTATCACCCGCGCGAAGCGGATCTAGATTCAATTTGTATCGCGGTGGTTAGCGATGAACCCTAGACAAAGTCTGCCCTTCCACAGTTCGCGCGTCCGCTGAGCCGGTCTTATGTACGTGCATGAACCCGCTGGTTGCGGGGGCCGTAGCTATTACACATGCACTGCCGTGCGGTGCCTCACGTTCTAGTGATCCCGTACCGGCTAGAACCCTAGCCGTCATCCGCTTTAGGGTGCGTTCGACCCGCTACCGTGTTTCCACGGCCTATCCGCTTTTTCGCAGCGTTCATCGCGGCGCGTGTGCCCGTAGGTCCCGCGCGTACCGACCGCCATCCCGCCCGCGCCGCGCGCGGGACCGGGGCCGGGGGGCGATTGCCCCCCCCGATTCGGTAGGTCTACCGTACCACGGCGCGTGGCACCACGGCAACCCCCCCGGGGCCGCTGCGTGTGTGACGTGCGTCACATTTGGGAGCGGGTTTTGTACCAGGGGTTGTACCAGGCGCGTTATAC